TGCTCCATCAGCACCTGCTGGTCCAGGATCTCCCTGTGGGCCTTGTGCGCCAGTACTTCCTGTTTCGCCCTGTGGGCCTTGATCGCCTTGTGGACCAACGATAGGCCCTACATTATTCCATTCAGCATCTGTCAAGTTCCAGAACCATAGGTCGCCGCCGCCTTCTGTAACGATCCAACCATGTCCGGCAAAGTCGTCTCCGACACCAGGAGTTGGTAAGTCTGCTATCAGTGCCTTAGTACCTTGTAAGGTTACTGAAACACCTTGTGCTCCAGTATCACCTTTGTCACCTTTTGCTCCAGGTGCGCCTTGTGCGCCGGTTGGTCCAGTTGCTCCCTGTGCGCCTGTATCACCTCGTGGTCCTGTTGCTCCTGGGCTTCCGTCAGCACCACTAGGTCCTGTAGGTCCTGTAGGGCCAGCCGGTCCAATATCACCTTGTGGGCCCGTTGCTCCAGCAGGGCCTTGATCGCCAGTATCGCCTTTTGGTCCTTGTAATCCTGTAGCGCCTTGTGCGCCTGTGGCTCCCTGTGGTCCTGTAGCACCTGTTGGTCCCTGTGGTCCTGTGGCTCCCGTAGGACCAGCGGGTCCTGTAGCACCAGTGTCGCCTTTGGGAATAGTTTGAACATCTTCTATTGTTGCTAGAGTAACTCGATTATTAACATCACCAACTACTAGTGTGTTATTGCTGATGGTAATCGGTGTGTTATCAATATAGATAGTGTCAGTGCTTACATACAGACTACGCCATTGTTTTTCTGGAGTTCCTAGATCGTAGGTACTGTCTGTGGCAGGAATAATATGTTGATCTACAGCACTTAGATCAATGTTGCCAATATTTCCGCCTAGCGAATTATAAAGTTCTGTAAAGTTAGCATTGACTTTTTGGAACGCGGAACGTAGGCTATCGCCTTTTTTATCGTTAGCTGTCGTGCCTACGTTGATCGTTTGTTTTGCCATTTACTCGCTCCAATTAATTTAAGTTAACCCATGCTGTTCCATTATATCCTTGGAACACAGCACCGGTTTGGTTGAATACAATCTGTCCAGCAGCTGGAAACGGTATAGCAGTATTTCTAGCTGAATCATTAGTGAATACTGGTAACTGGAAGAATGTGCTGGCGATAACTGAACCGTTTACCTGTAGACCGCTACCAGTGACGTTAACAGAATTAGTAGTAGTATTATTTTGTTTTACATTGAATCTTATCACCGAATCAACTGATCCCGAAGCATAGTCAGTTACCGAAGTATCAATGCTGCCTACAACATCATTGATCACGCTCTGTGTGCTGGCTCTAAATAAAATTCCCGGGCCTGCATCACCGCTGGCTGGTGCTGCTCTATAGCTAGACAATTCTATCCTAGGTGTAATTGTGCTATCATAGGTAGACATATTTGATACCAATCGGAACATTTGATCTGGAGTATCGTCTAGATTAAATGTCTTAGTTGTTGGCGTCGGAGTAAATGTTTGGATAGCTGTGATCTGTGGAGATAGGATTCTTCCTACGACTCTAGAATTAGTACCGTCAATTAATATAGTTGAATCATCACCTACAACACTGCCTTTGACATCGCCGGTATGATAACCTACGGTGTTTGCGTTAATAGTGTTGCTGTAAGTTATTTCTTTGGTTGTTGTATTGTATTGTAAAATGTTACCTGTTGTAGTAGCTGATCTTATGGGATCAACATGTAAACCAGCTGCTGCACCGTTGAGTACAACACCGCTGGCATTTAATACGATACTATTTGCAGCTTGGTTAATATTGCCGGCATTATATCCGATTGCAATAGCGTTAGCACCTTGATTTGTTGCTCCTGCTAACGAACCAATAGCTATTGCTCTAGCACCCTGATTGCTAAATCCAGCTTCGCCAATAGCAACACCATACAGTCCTTGATTAGTATTTCCAGCATTAAAACCAACGGCTACTGCACGTTGTCCTTGACTTATTTCACCACTATATTTTCCTATTGCTACGGCCACATCGCCTTGATTTGTTGCTCCGGCACTATTACCTAGTGCTATCTTTTCTTCACTGGTTCTCAAACTGGATGTTGACACAGGTCCTACTATGCTACCGCCAGTGCCATCGACTAACATCGATGAATCGTCACCAAATACAGAACCTATGATATCTACTCGTCTGTTCAACGAAATAGTAATAGAGTCTGTACTAGCATCAGTGGTTAATGTTATATTTGTTCCTGCTACTAATGTTGCAGTATCAGTTTCGTTGTCAGCAATCAGCGGACTTTGTCCTGCTACAGCAATGTTGGTAAATCCTGGACGAGTGTTTGAAACTGTTATACCGCCAGTACCTGATGATACAGAAATGCCGCTGCCAGCTGTTAAAGAGGTAACACCGGTATTAGTTAATGTCACTGTTCCAGTCGCTGAACTTACTGATATACCAGTGGAACCAGAAAGATTAGTAACACCTGTGTTGTTAAATTGTATAGAGTCTGAAACCTCGCTGGTTACGATAGAAATACCACTGCCAGCTAACAGAGTTAAAATATCAATAGCACTATCTGGTACCAGCGGTAACTGGCCCGGAACTACGATAGATTTAAAAATTTCTTGAGGAATAAAACGTGCAGTATTGGTAATGGTAATCACACCAGTACCGCCTGCAGGATCAACAGCAATACCGTCACCTGCTACTACTCGTGTAGTACCTGTGTTAGTAAGAGTTATTTCTCCTTTCGGTGAACTAACACTAAGACCAGCACCAACCTGTACGTTTCTAACACCGTCGTTGGTTATGTTTACATTTCCGGTGCCTTGGTTAACAATAATACCATTTCCTGCATTGATTCCTACAACACCTGTATTAATAAATGTTATTGTATCAGTGGCAGGATTCAGTGCAAAGTCAATACTGGTTCCCTGTAGGTTTAGAGTATCGCTTCCGTTGTCAGCACTGATACTGGTTTGACCAGTTACAGAGATATTTTTAAAACTTCCTTCAACAGGATCTTTGATCAATGCTCCGCCTACAGTTGAACCTGCAGGAAGATTCACAGACGACCCTGATGCAGTTACTAAGGCGTCACCTAGGTATAATGAATTTCCACTGAGATAAAGATCTCTCCATCTTCTTGATGGAGATCCAAGATCATATGTATCTGTGGTCCTAGGTGTTACATCAGAGACCATAGAAGTAAAGTCAACGACTTCTCCGCTGGAACCTAATATCGTTGCATAAAGTTCTAGGAAGTTTGCATTAACATCTCTGAAAGCATCGTCAACGCTGCTCCATAAAACGGGAGGTCTTCCTGATTGTATTATTTTTCTTGCCATTATGTTCTCCCTACCGCTACTTCGATAGTTCCAATATGATCTGAATCGTAGTCTTCGAGTGATTTACCAATGATCGTTCCTGACGGAGCATTGTTCTTTGCAGACATCGCTACCCCTGGAACATTTGATGTCACTATCAAATCACCCTTCTGTACCTTTCCTACAACTTTACAAGGCACACGACCTTGCAGTGCTATTTGATTTTTAAATCCTGGACATGCGCCATACATGGAGAAAGCAGCATCGTCGGAAACAACACCAGCGACTCTGTGATCAAATGCCTGTGTTGAAATAGTTACTTCTTTGTCTCCACCAAATATCAATACTGTGCCAGTATCATATTCTTTGTCACCTTCGTAGAATTCTGCAAGGTCAGCGGAGTATGTGGCCTGCATTCTTGAATTACCTCGGTTGTTAGTAACACCAGGGGAGCTGGCTAATACCCATTGTCCTGTGATGGTACCAATGGTAGTATCACCGCCAGTTGTAATACTTTGAACAGTGATCTGAGAAGCTGTTATCGGTGCTAGAGACAGACGATTCTGACTTCTAAAAATATGTCTGTCGTTGTCATAGTATGTGGTTCTATCAGCTGGTGTTGTACCGTCACCGATTAGCAAACCAGTAGTTCCATTAAATCCGTGTACCTGGACGAAACCACCAGTAGCTGATGTTTCAACATCTAATACGATGTTGGCACCAGATTTAATACTGTTAATAGTAATGATGTTAGCACTGAAGTTACTCTGTGTATCTCTAAACACTAGTGTGCTAGGATCACTCTGTGCTGTAGATTCTAAAACTTCATAGTCCGAATCTCCAGTTGGTACAAAGCCTCTTCTTCTCAATATACCAGTTGATGAATATTGGCTCTTCTTGATCGCACCGCCTAGATCTACAACTGTGGCAAAACTAACAGCAGATACATCAGCTGTGGCGATGTTTGAATTACCTACTACTGTTCTTGATGCAATTTGTTGAACTTTGTTAAGAGTGATACCGTTATTTTTAATAGTTACCCAACCGTTGGTTACGGTAAACTGTGCATCGTCAAAACTAGACAATCCTCGATCAGCTTGTGTGATTCCAGCAGCACTGACTCTGGTAGTTGCAGAGTTTAGATTTAATTTGCTCTGTGCTATATTAGCCGCAACGCCAATTTCAACGTTGTTGATCACACCTGGATTTATATTAGCTGTGATGGTGTTAGCTGTAGAATCGAAACTATAATCAATGTCTCCTACAATAGCAGCATTGATAGCCTGTCTACCAGCACCAGTAAATGTTAATACATCACCTGCATTGATATTGTTTAAACTAACTTCTTGGAAGTTATTAAATGTTAAGCTTCTTAGGTTAACAGCATCTGTAGGATTTATAGGATTGTCTAGATTCTGTATCTTATAATTTTGGATACCGTTACCCATCAACAAATCGCCTCTCATACTGAGCAATCCGTTAAGAGCCATAAATCCACCAACATCTTCAGGAATTAGAGCGCCAGGGCTAACGATGTTACCTGCATGTGTTAAGCCTAGACGTCTTTCTATGTAAGTTCTTACTGCCTGTTCAGTTGGTACAGTATCAGTGGCATTGTCTGACATAGAATCGTCAGTAGAGAATTCCGAAACTGGAACACCTCTCTTGAAACCAAAACCGTCCAAGTTACTCAGCGTAATCGCTGCCGAGAATGTAACATTACCAGTACCTTGGTCAACACGGAAGTATGGACCTACTCGGAAGTTACCGAATTGGTCAGTGGTAACATAGAATGTACGACCTACTCCCCTTTCCTGTGTTTCGTTAGCGTCAGTGGCAGGATTTACAGAAGGTCCATAGATTTCATTTGGATAGTTTGTATCAGCATAAGATCCAGTGCCAATTTCTAATAAATCATGAGATGTAACACGAGTTAATGCGATACGGATAGTTAAGTTACCGCCTGCATTCTTTCTAACTGATCCTTTATGGGAAATCTGAGCAGTATATTTGGTAACGTTATCAGCCAGTGGAGGATCTATTTCAATAAGTCCGTATGGTGTTAAACTCGTAGGAGGAGTGTAGTTTAGGATCTGGTGTACAGTTCCCTTCCATGTAAATATGCTGTCAAGAACTCTGTTACGATCTAGTGTAGATAGAGATTGGACAGCAAAAGATGTGTCCCCTACTTCGCCAAGCACTCTACCATAACTATGTACTCCTGTGCCCACACCAGTGAACGTTACCGGATTACTACCGATACCTATAGTAGCACTGATTTCAAATCGGTCAGCGTCAAGAATATTGTGAACGAAATAGTGTTTTAACACTGATACACCGCCAGGCAGATTGCCTGTTGTGATGAGTCTAATAACAGTTCCTATGGTTAGACCATGACCAACTGAAGTAACAAATGTTGGGTTTGCAGGAAAACCAACGGTAAATGTTGTTTGACTTCCTCTAAACGGTTGATAACCTAGTGTGGTAAAATCTACATAATCGTAGTTTTCTCTTAAGGTAGTTCTAGCCAACCCGTAGGTATTAAAACTAAAAGTTCCACTGCCAGCGCCAGTTACATTAATTGGTGTTCCATCTCGCTCAGCAGATATCTTAAACGAATTTGGAGTAAATCCAGATGTTAAAATATAGTAGACTGTGTTAGCGATGATTCCTGTCGGCAACGTGCCGCCCTCAGACACACGGAAACGAATAGGATTTCCAGGCTGTTGTTCGTGTATCAAAGTGGTAGTGATCACAGTTTCTGTGGCAACGCTGATAGTACAGGTCCTGATATCATCGTAGTTTTCAAATTCTAGAATACGATAAACCTGAGGAGCTTCGTCTAAAACAAGACCAGTACTTGGTCTTGTGGTTACTGTAACAACGTCACCTGTTAGAACTATCTGGCTTAACGCTCTTATAGTAACTTTATAGTTGTCCGGTAATGAAGCAAACAAACCTTCTACAACTCCAGCCGCTCCGGATGCTGCAGATGCTGTTCCGAGATTGATTTTTGCTACCCCGTCTGGTAGATCAACAGTGGTCACTGATGTTATTGGGTATTTTACGATAGAACCAGTTAGTCCACTACCCCATAGTGACCCCGACGGGAATGTTCTAGATGCTGCTAAAGTATAGGTACCAGCTCCGCCAGAACCTGTACCAAAGCCAGTAATCTTAACTGGTTCAATTCCAGAACCATAGACTGTATCGCCCACTTGCAATAAGCCGGTTGACATTGTGGTAACATCTAACGAAGTGCCTGTTATGGTTCCTGTAAATGTTGCAAATTCTCTATGGTCGACTTCTAATTCGCCCTTATTCAAAGGAACATAATCGTCGTATTCTACGAAGATATAAAGATTTCCTTGAGATGCAGGAAATGCGATAGTTGGAGAATATACGCTGGCTCCTTGGCTGAAATCGTGATATAAGGTAACTGGTACAGGAACTTCTAACGGATCGGCACCTTCTGCGACTAAACCAAAAACACCATGAGCACTGGATCCGCCGATAGAACGGATCTGTCCACCGTTGATAGAGTAGTATGAAATCTGACAGTAGTAGGTAAACATTGACACAGCTTCTGTCAAACCGCCGTTGGTGGTAACTAATCCATAACCCATGTCAGCGACCTGTGTAAAGTCGTTGCTTAACATAGATCTATTGCCGGGCATCAATACTTCAAACTTGTTGGCATTTTCTGTGATAAAATCTATAGTATCGTCTTGTATCGAAGTTTTGCCAGACAATAATGTTGTTCTAGCTGTTACTCTTGCAGGATCGTAAACATAAGTCGATGGGCTAGGCAATACCTCCGCCGGAGCTGTTGAAACATCGTTAATGATAGATATGATCGTATCAAATCTGCTAGAGATTGAAGTTCTTGTTGTAAGTCCTACCACTGTACCTGAAATTCTACTGATAGTGGTATACGATATTGCAGGAGCGAGATTTTGTAAGACTGAAAGAGTTACACTTTTTAATCTGCCAACAGCCGCTGCTAATTCGTCTTTTTCAGAGTCGTTAAATTGGAATTGTACTAAATCGCCAACACCGTTGTAAAACTGTAGGCCAATGTCTCTAGTTTCTTTGTTACCACCATACAATTCGTCATGAACAATAGCTAATAAGATAGCTTCAAATTTTCTATTGTAGGCATTTGAATTGTAAACATAACTCGGCGGATATAAAGTTACACTACCATCTGCGATCTGAGCAAGTATCCATCCCATACAATCTTCTTTGATGTATAAGAGGTTATTTAAAATCTGTAATTTGGCCGATGCTATATCTGCGTCAACACCTGGAGGATTGGTAAATGCTACCGATGGTGCAAATGAAATACCATTATTGATAGTTTTAACAATGGCATTACTACTTCTATTGACTACTGTAAGAGCAGCAGATGACGATGAAACTAATCCACCTGCAAGTTCATGAGCATAGGCAATTGATTGAACTGTTAAGATTTTTTGAGTAGTGATAACAACTTCAGCATTGGCTTCTCTGTATAAGAGTCCAGCTTTTCTAGCATGATAGTTGGTATCGAATAATATATCATAACCTAGACCGTCAATGATTAATCCAACGTCTCTGCGACATATTGATGAATTATAAGTGAATACGTCAAACGGCCACGGTGTAGTTTCGTCTAGAACGAACTGTGCTGTCGAACCTGCAGGATCGAATATGTAATCTCTAACATAGTTGATTCTATAAACTTGATCATCAACAATGAATGATGCAGGAAGTTTAGGTTCTCTCTTTAGACTGTTTACTAGCAATCTAGTATTTGAAAGTTTCTGATAAATTCTAAATTCTAGGTTACCTGCAAATCCGTCAACAAACATACCTCCGGTAAATTTCTTCTTACCGATACTTCTACTGAAAGATGCAGCTTCTTGGATATACGGAGATTTAGCAAGAACTTGACCGGTTGGATCAAGTACCATGGAGAATCCTCCGTGTCCTTGTATAGTAACAGCTCTAACGATAACAGCATCATTCATCAAGAATGCGTCCATCTTATCGTTTTCTTCAGGATAGTTTACAGCACCAGAGCCGTCGATAACATCTTTGACTGCGTCTACTAATTCTTCGAAAACTGTAGCAGCACCTACTTCTGTTACAAACGCACGATCGATGATCTGCGAGTAAGTTCCTTGTAGACTTTCATCAATTGGTTCATTTGCTAAAATATCTTGTGCTAGAACATTGATTCTATCAATGGCTGCTAGAGTCTGTGATAATTGTGTAGTGATCGCGATCAATCCGCTGGCATTACCGTAGTATTTTAGCGCAGCTGATATGGTCCTATCCTGACCGCCATAGCGTAGGTCAAAGGCCATAGAATCTATCAATAGGCCTACATCTCGCTGACAGATATTTTGATCGTAATCAAAAGTCTGCGAAAATGGTGCGATGCCTTTTATTTTTCTATCATTGATAAATCCAATAACTTCGGCAGCAATAAATGTCTTATTAAGAGTTAATATGTCTGCTGCTGCTCTGTAATTACCAGGATTATTAATCAACGGATAACATGGTTGACTAGGATCATGTAGATAATGATATCCAAACGGACGATCAGTCGGCGCTAATAAGTTTAAATTATTAGGTCCACGGACGTTTCCGTCAACCTCGTCGTCACGTCTAAAATATAAAAGAGCCCAGGGACTAGAACTTATTCCTTTCTTAGGTTTAACGATACAGCGTCTAAACTCGTCACCGACGATAGCTACGTTCTGCGGAACACGTAGAGGGAAGTTTTCTTCGTAGGTTCCAGATTCGACTAAAATCGTGATCTGGATATTTTTGGTAATATCACCGTAGCTGATAGGTTCAGTTAGTTCAAATGCGCCGAATTGGACGTCAACATCAAAAATCTCATCGTCGCCATCTAGTTGACCAGAGTGAGAAAGGATCTGCGCCAGTGCGCCACTTCTTTCGCCTCTTAGATACAGACCTTCTCTGATATCTCTACTTCTAATAGCCTGTGCGCTGTTATCTGTAACATCGCCAGTGAAGTCAGTTCTAGCACCGTCGGTAAAGATTTTAAATCTTGGAAGGTTCACTACTAGACTAGGCAACGCTGTGAATCCAGTGCCTTTGTCAGTAATCGTGATACTTGCGATAGATCCGTTGACCACATCGGCTGATCCAAATGCTCCTGATCCGCCACCACCTGTAATTCTCACAGATACCAATCCATAACCTGAACCAGGACTGTCAATAACGATATTGTTAACAGAATATGTTAGATCAAATTTTGCGCCATTACCGAATGCACTATTTGTAGTTGTAGCAACAGCTGAACTTCCTGGCAATACACTGTACACACCAGTTGAGATAACTCTAAAAGTTAAAACACCGCCTGGTAGCGAAGTAGTAGTTAGGATTTCAATTCTACATGCTTCTGTGAATGTTCCGCCTGAAATGGTTAAAATATCTCCAGGTCTATAGTTATTACCGACGCTGTCAATTTGTACTCCGCTGACACTCATAAAAATAGTACCAGCGAAACCAGCACCGCCACCGGGTGCTTCTACAATGTTAGCAAGATAACATTCACCAGCTCCGTTACCGTAGGTTAAAACTTTCTTATAAGGTCCGATCTCAACTCTTGATTCGTTGACTAATTCTTCAGCACGTTTTAATGCTGCTTCAAATGTTCGATATGCATAGGCTAATGCACGGCCCTGTACTGCACCACTTACGCCAGGTCTTTCATCTTTACCCGATGTGGCAACATATAAGTTAACAGCACTACCGAACGCTGAACTGTCAACATATCGTTTTGTAGCAGCGATCAATCCGTTGTATGTTTCGTCATCGTCTGGTTCCGGATCTCTAGAAAGGATCAACGGGCCAGTCATAACACCGAAGTCTGGGTTTACAGCATTGGTTCTCGGGTCTATGGAATTAGTACCGCCACGACCGATTTTTGTATCAGCGTAGCCCTTGGTTGCTGCTTCGTCTTGGAAAATAGGTGTAGTAAGATCTAAAACCCTCCACTGACTACCGCCCGAACGAGCACTAAGGTCTCCACCTAATTGCGGTGTAGCGTCACCGGAAATTTCCGAGAAAATCGTCGAAATACCAATTTCGTTAGAATTTGAAGTAAAGTCAAATTGGATACCTGTACCTGGGACTAGCTGTTTGAACATCAGTCCAGTTTCTGTAGGATTGACCGCTACAATAGCATTTTCCTGACCTGCATATGAATTTGGAGTATCTTCTAGATTTCTAAAAGTTAATTTCTCTCCAAGCCCTAGTGAGCTGTATAATTCTCTGAAATTGTCGTTAACTTTTCGGAAAGAGTCGCGAATACTATCGCCAGTACCATCGTTGCCAATCGCACCAATGTCTATAATTTTTCTTGCCATTGCGGTTCCTCTAAACTAGGTTTATATGATATTTAGCCCAAAATTTTATAAGCAGGATGTAAATACAAGATGTTTTTAGAAAAGATAACAGAAACCTTAGAGTATGAGCGTCGAAGCAAGACAGGTAAGGTACATAGCTACAAAAGAAAAAAGACCATATTGGTCTTTAGATGTGATAACTGTGATTGTATCTTTAAACGAGATTTAAAAAAGACCAATTACAGACGAATGAGCAACAATTATTTTCATTGTTGTAGTGAGTGCGATGGCAAAAAATTTGGTCAGAAAAAGGGTGTTGAACGCAAAAAGATATGGGATATGCCAGCCAGTACTACATTGCCCGTGGGCAAATATTAAACCCTAAAACTTTCTCCGCAGCCACAACGATCTTTTTCGTTTGGATTGATAAACTCAAATCCTTCGTTGAGCCCTTTACGCTGCCAGTCCATGGTTAAGCCGTTAACATACGGGCTACTACGTCCATCTATCCATACCTTTACACCATTGGTTTCGTAGACGAATTGATCTCTGGTTACGGGAGCAACATCTACATATTCTAATACATAAGCCATGCCAGAGCATCCTGTGGTTTTTATACCGATTCTGATGCCTACGCCTTTGCCCCTACGAGCTAGTTGTTGCTGTACTTTTTCAGCTGCTAGCGGTGTTAGTGAAATCATTTTTATTTTTATAATCTTCTATGGCCGCTTTGATAGCGTCTTCTGCAAGGATTGAACAGTGGATTTTAACTGGAGGAAGAGCCAACTCAGTAGCGATATCTGAGTTTTTGATTTCCTGAGCTTGCTGTAAGCTTCTGCCTTTGAGCCATTCTGTTGCCAGTGAACTCGACGCGATCGCCGAACCGCAGCCATAAGTTTTAAACCTTGCATCTGTGATTACTCCCTCTTCGTTGACTTTGATCTGCAATTTCATAACATCGCCACAGGCAGGTGCTCCTACCATACCCGTGCCAATGTCGAGATCATTCTTGTCAAAGCTACCTACATTTCGAGGGTTCTCGTAGTGATCAATAACTTTGTCTGAATATGCCATTTTTGTTCCTTAGGATTTTTTAGCAAGCATAGATTGGATTTTTTCCTGAATCATCTTAGCCCAAAACGGCTGTGGAAAATTCCAACCAACAAATGCTCCTATTGCTACCCAAAATAATGTATCTAACATGTTGCGCTCCTTTTTTGTACCTACCTAATATTTATTACTAAATACCCTACAAGGAGATCCACTATGGAAATTATCATTATCGCAATAGTAGCAGTAGCCCTTGGCGGCATCTGGTATTACAATAGAAGTTCTAAAAGCTTCGACGTAAATCAGGATGGCAAGGTCGATGCTACGGATATCAAAGTTGCAGTCCAAAACACAGTTGAAGGCGTTAAAGCCACTGCAGATGTTAACAAGGACGGCAAAGTTGATGCGGCTGATGTAAAAGTTGTTCAGGAAAAAGCCAAAGCTGGAGTTAAAAAAGCTGCTACCAAGGCTAAAGAAACTGTTAAGAAAACAACTACACGTAAGCCAAAAGCTAAGTAATCTTCTTAGCTTCTTCGTAGAGTGCAAACGAAGCAAGATTTTTTGCTTTGCTTTCGCACATAATATCGAAGTTATCCCTAAAACTCAGTGCCCATTCATTTGCTGCTGTATTCCAGTAGAAATTTGAATGTGCTCTGAGTTTTGCTTTTTTATGTCCGGATTCTAATAGCGTGAAAAGATCGGGGCGCTGGTATCCGGGATGGCCAATAAGATGCTCTTCCCGTGATACGGAATAATGTATAACAGGACGACGAGCACCGCGCCAACTATCGATAATCCTTTTAACACGGTCATCATTCGCTTCAATATATTCTCCAGTATTAATCCAGTGGTGATGTATGTCGAGAACCAGGGCACAATGATCAACTAGCTCAAGGCTAGAATCAATACCCCAACTGATTTCGTCGTTCTCTATGGTCAATGTATTACGAGCTTCGGGAGTCATCCGAGCCAACGCAGCAACAATTCCCATTGGGCCTTGTCTGCCTGCGATGTGAACGTTGATCTTAAAGTCTTGAAACGTTTGACCATATCCCATCCAGCGAGCCATGTCCACATGATATTCAAACTCCTCAATTGAGCGATTTACAATGTCTGGGTTATCGCTAGCCAGCACAGTAAACTGACCAGGATGAAAACTAAGCCTAACATTCCTCTCGCGAGCCAGATCGCCCACGGTTCGAAATGCTCTTTCGCAATAGGCTCGGACATCGGGAGTCCGCCAAAACCAACCCCAAGTTGGCTCAGTGTACACAGGAAGGATATCGCTGCTGAGTCGTACCATTCTAAGATCTTCATCTAATTCTCCTACTCGTTCAACAAGTAAGCGGCACGATTCAATGTTCTGCTCCATTAGCGTCCAGAGCTTTTCGGTGGCCACATCCTTGGTCTGTCTATTTAACCAGGCCACTGTAGTAGAACCTGTGTTGTATTTTTTACAGTCGTCTTTGGGTTTGATACCATCTACCTGTGCGGGATGGTCAATCCATTTGCAGGCAAAGCCTATGCGTTTTGTAGTCATACAGTTAGTATAACATCATCAACGCCAGTTGTCAATAACAAAAGGATCTTGTATATTTTCGGGTTTGGGATCACCGTGAAATACCACGATGTTGCAGGTTTCTGGGATGTGTGGGTTCTTTACAGTTTTAAATGTTCGAACACCTTGATTGTATGCGACTTCGTTTTTATCACGGATTTCCCATTTATAACTCTGTATCCAATCATCTGGCCAAAATTTAATTTCGTGTTTGGCTACATGCCAGATCCAATCTTGATCACCGTGCATACGTTGGGCGCCGTTTATGTTGCTGATAAATTGTTCAAATATATAAGACTTTTCACCAGCGTTCCAACACATCACTGAACTATTAAGAGAATTAAAAGTTACGTGAAATTTCCTATTGAAATCTCTTATTCCTAAAAAACTTTTATCATTGTAAGTGAAAAGTTTGTCGATGTTTTTACAGACAATAACATCAAGATCCATATATAGCACACGACCTTTTAATGGCAATGCAGGATCAAACATATGAACTTTATGCCACCAACCTTTTTGATACCCAGCGTTTGGTATAACGATACTGCGTACTCCGTCTATAGGATGTTTATCATCAGTTAGACAAACGAATTCATAAGGAACAGTCAAGTGTCTACTGACCATATTTCTTAATCTTTCTACGTAATCTCTGCTGTATTTGTTGCCAAACTTTACACAGAGTACAGTGCAACTAACGGAGATGTTAGAAGTATCAACGGTCTGGTGTGTCATTTTCCTAGCTTTTTCTTCAGCTTTGATTCGCTTACGTTCTTCTTTTGACAATTCCATCTATAGCCACCAGGTCTTCTAGTACTGATTTTAAATTTTCTATCTTGATCATATTTGGCCCATCGCTAGGAGCATTATCTGGATCTTCATGCACTTCCATGAATACTCCGGCAACAGAGCCTGTGGCTACAGCAGCCCTGGCCAAGATGGGCGCCATTTCGCGGTCTCCGCCTGAGCTCGTTCCCATTCCTCCAGGTTGCTGGACAGAATGTGTAGCGTCAAAGACCACGGGATAACCAGTACGTGCCATAATAGGTAAGCTACGCATATCCACAACAAGATTATTGTACCCATGAGTATATCCTCTTTCACATAACATAATTCTCTCATTCCCTGTTGATGCGATTTTATCTGCTACATTTTTCATATCTTGGGGAGCAAGGAACTGTCCTTTCTTGACATTAATCGCACGACCTGTTCTGCCAGCTGCCAGTAACAAATCTGTCTGTCTACAAAGGAACGCAGGTATTTGTATAACATCTACACCTGCATCTGCTACTAGTTCAGCTTGATAACTTTCGTGTATGTCTGTTAGTATAGGAATACCAAATTCGTGTTTAACAGCGTTTAATATGCTAAGACCTTCGTCGATACCTATACCTCTTTTGGTATTGACACTAGACCTATTAGCTTTGTCAAAGCTGCTTTTATAGATGAGATCAATGTTTAATTGATCACAGATTTCTTTGATAGATCCGGCCATATGTTCGGCATGATCTTGACTTTCAATTTGACAAGGGCCAGCAATTAAAAAAATTTTATTTTTATTGCTGGCCGTAAGAGTGTTAATATTAAATGTACGCATATTATTATTTACCAGTGTCTAATGACATTGGCAATAATAAAGCAACAGGTGACCACGTGTATAACTACCCAGAACGTTTTAAGGAATAATGCTATCCTTGCTTCACGAACTGTGAGAATGGGAACATCCGGACGATCATCATCCGTGTGTCCCATCAAGTGCCCAGTTGCCCGGGCCCATATTTTTTCAAACGAGTTCATCCTTCGTATACTGCGGAATTACCTAGATGTTCAAATACTTCTGCCGACTTTAATCTTACACCCGATCCTACAGGATATCTGGCATTAAAGATTTCGCCGTTGGGGCAATAGTAGGTATTGCCTGTTTTAAAAACATGAAGTATCGTGGCCATTTCTTTGTAGACAAGTTCTGCAAACTTTTCACAGCCTACACCTTCTACGATTCTGATATCACAGACACCGCCTTTGTCTTGTAATCCTAGTTTAGCCATATTCTCAAACATAGCTCTATGAGGATCGTCTTCAGCAATTACCAGAGTGTGATCAAACATATATTCTGACCATTCTTTAAATGCTTTGAGTCCGCCAAAGTCCATGACCCAATTACGATCATCTAAGGTTTCTGATTCGAAGATTAATTTGATGCCAATGGAATAACCATGTAGCAGTGAACAATGACTGTGTGTCGAACGCCATTGTCTGAAGCAGCAACTAAGACCCCTGTCATTGCCGTATGTTTTTGTTGAAAGATATTTCGCCATCTCTTGCCTCCTGTAAAAATTAAGCGAGTAAGTTTGATGACACGCAGAGTATTTAGAGAGGGGTGAGCGTCATTGAAGTCCTCTATAGAACTATTGTACTATACTGTTATTTACTATGTCAACCATCCTGTCTAAGAAATTGTGGTTTCGGAACTTTACGTTTTCTTTTTTCCAAGACGGAGGCGGATTCCATGATTCTTTATTTAGGCATATGAAACTGTGATCTTTAAAATGATCAAACAGTTTTTCAATTTGATAAATCCAAAAGGCTGGATCGACAGATGATTGATTTGATTTTAGATAGTTGTCTGTATCTTTGTAAACATTGTTAACTGAATCGTTTTCGCTGTATAGATCGAAACCTAGCAGGATGACTTCGGACGAAAGATGACAGCCTAACAATACTGCGTAAGGCCCCGAACCCCAATTGAAGTCGTCATCTGGTTTAGAATCACCATTGACGGGAAGATCAGGTAAGGGATTTAAGTTTCCAAGATATCTTAAGTTGGTATTCAACCAACGCTGTCTTGTGTATACTTTACTGCCGACTGTGTTTGGATTTTTGATCGATTCGTGTACCATTTTTTGATCGCAGCAGATCAAATGGTCAGTGGTATAGTCTCGATGGATAGCATTACAACCTACTGTAATGAAACTGTTAAGATACGGAGATAAATCTAAATCTTTACGGCTTTCACCGTTGCCGATAACCAATACTGGCACATCAACCTCTTTCTTTGATTTCTCCGAATGGATACCAAGATCCGGGACTACCTGCTCTTAAACATACCCAACCAACGTAGCGACCTACTGTAGGATTAGAATTCCAAATAATATCGCCTACGGTGTAAGTGCCTGACATGGGCGGTTCTGATGCGTACATCTGGATGTGGTTGTTTAATCGAACTGGACCAGCAACGTGTAGATCCACTGCTGGATCCGGAGTAGCTACTCCTACACTGAGTTTGCCGTGAACACGAGTTTGTATTGAAGGTTTGTTGGGATTTCCTAGATCGATATTACCGTTTCCGCTGACACTGATCCTTGCGGTATTGTCAGTGACAATGTCTAATCCGATGCTAGAATATGTTCCAATTAAACCATTTCCTGATTCTGTTGTTCCTAGCATAACTTCGATGCTATCTTCCATAACGCTGAAAGCAGCATTTGGACTTTCTGTTCCGATACCCAATCTATCAGAAGCAGCATTATAATGCAAGTAACCGTTGATCACCATCGAACCGTCAATGATCAATCCTCTTAAACGACCAAGCTCCTGCAGGTTACTTTTAGTAACTGATTCTCCTAGTTCGTTCTCTGATAATACTTTAACATTGTCAATAGAAATATGTCTATTTCTTGCTAGATCAATATTTTCAGAGCTGAAAAATCTGTCGGGGTTTCCGTTGAAAACCAGCTGTTTGGTATAGCCCTTACCTGTAAAGATAAGACCTTTGCCGTAGTTGTCCTCGGCTTTTTTAGCACGAAATTCGAGAAATCTCAGATCGTTAATAACGATATCTTGAGATGATTGTTTCTCAGTTAGCTCTTTGAGAGCCTGTGCAATAACATCGATTTGGGTAGCAGTTTGATCGTTCATAACGATATTTATCAAACTGCTACCAAACTACATCATGATACTTTCAACAAAATAGTATCTTCGTTGATACGTCCGTTGAGCTTAATATCTACTGCTTTAATGTCCTCGAGGAACTTGCGCAGAGCTACTTTGCCCGCAGCCTTAAATTCTTTGAGCTGCTCTTCGGGCTTACGCAGAGTCTTAGCAACGCTCTTAAACTCGTCAAAGCCTGTGATTGTAGTGCCCTTAACATTCAATTCGCCGAACTCTGTGGTCACGTATTTGCCCAACTTACGAGTTTTAACGTTGAATACCCAAAGCTCTTTAGCCTTGATAATGTCCGTAGGGTTGATAGAAACAAGTTTGAGTTTTTCGTCTTGCTTCAAATATTTGAGTTTTTCTACAATCTTTTCTGCGGGCTTAGACTTTTTAGCACGTGGCTTGCGATTAACCTTAGCTTCTTGCATCAGCATATCGCAGGCACTGAGAATTTCGTGATAGAATACAACGATTTTCTTAACCTGTGCTTTGCTCAAATGACTGTAGGCTTCTTTGAGCTGTTCGCATTTGCCTTCTTGAAGCTCAATATATTCATCATGCTGACGCTGATAAAAATCTTTAATGATTCGAGCATGTGCTGCCTTGACCTGTTTGCCTCGCAAAAGATTCAGCAGTTTAAATGCCTTAGGATCAAATCCTTCTGGGTCAGCGGCAAACAATTCTAGAGCATCTTCAATCTCTTCAGTCATTGTAAACGTAGCTTCACGCACACGTTCTTGGATGCTGATTTGAGGAACTGCTGGCTTAACTTCGACACCTTCTTCTTCTCGCTCGTCGTTTTTGCCTTCTTCGATAACTTTAGTAATGGCAGAGCCAAGCCATTGAGCAGTATTACGACCTTCGTTGAAGTCTGCTCGAATAGGAGGCATACCACGAAGCAGGTTGGCAGCGATAGCACCCATGGTCAAATTGCTGCGATTATCTTTGGTATCTTTAAATGCTTTGATCTGATCTTTAGTATAGCCGTTAGCACTCATCCAATTGATAACTTTGGGCTTAAGATCTTTGCCGCTGAATTCTAAACGATAGTAGTCCATAGAACGGCGGAAGTGTCGGCTAAACTCGTCAGCGGACATAGTTTCGTGACCATCCCATTTTGGGCTTAGATCTTTTTGTACCTTAGTACGATGCTCGATAACTTGCTTTTTAGTAACGCGAGTTTTGGTAGCAACCTTTGCCATTTTCAATGCTCCTATCATTTAACAATACAACTATTATAGCACGGTTTCAACCAAATGTCAACCGCTCAACTTCTTCGGTATCGCCGTCTTCTGTTTCTTTGTATATGACAGCGACTGGATAATCTTCCAGACTTTTTTGGGCAAGTACCCTAGCTTCTTTTAAACTTTTAGTAGTATCTACTAACTCTTGATGGCCGATATCGTCCTCGGTCCAGACCTCGTACAGTTCCCAGGTCATTTTATTTTACCTTTTCTCCTTTGGTGTTAAAATTTTCCCAATCTCCGCCAGGCGCTATTGCCCAGCCAAGACGTTGGAGATCATTCCGGATCTCGTCGGTTATCATACCTTCCGGCACGTATTTGTCTACTATTGCCTTCCGAGCTGCTTGTTCTTCAGTAAGTTCTTCGTTTTCTTCTGCAGGTGCATAGATACCAATATCACGAATACCCGAACAGTACCAATCGATGTAATCACCCTTTTGTTGCATATCTGCGATTATGCCTCCAGCACTGCGCCAAGAGGCACCCCAATAGTCTTTTTCTGGATCCTGTCTAAGGATAGGAACAACATCAAGAGGGATAAACTCGTTGTTGCAGATTGCCGCATACAGATTTTGGGCATAGTCATCTCTGGCTCGAACTTTCTCCAAAATCCAATCAGTGGTTAAGAGATCGTATTCCATATTGTTTACACGACTCGCAGGATCATTAAACTTAGTTTTGTGATCTTCGATGATCTTTTCAAACCAGTCGAGATAATCATCGTTGACGGGTTCGCCTTTTTCGGCCTGGCGCTTGACATAACCTTCCTTTTGGAAAGAGTGTCGGTCAGGGCTTTTTGAAATCTTTGACATCTTGGATTGCGGATTTGAGAGTTTCTGCGTAGTTGAGAGCCTGCTGTTCAGTCATGGCTATAATGGATTCGGTTTTGACGTAACCCTTGGTCCATACTGTCCAAGTAAGTTTTAATCGTATAATCAAACCATTCCAGATATCTTTTAAGGCCCAATCTAATTCTTGTAGATAGGGATTATCGATATCATAACGCTTCTTGATAGATTCTGACCAATAGTCAGTTTTAACAGTGACAAAGGTATTGACATTAACACCAGTTTCAGCAGCTTCAACTTCAAAGTCAATGCTGTGGTCGTCTTGGCCGCAGCCACAGACAACCTTATAAAACTTTGAATCACCAAAGTCGCTGGTCTTCATGATACCTTCTGCTGGTTCTTGTTTCTTCATGATTAAAAAGTTTTAACGTCGTCTTTGTTTTGGTAAATGCTTTTGACCATTTTTTGATAGTCTTCTTCATCTAAAAATGATCTATAAAAAGTTAGACCCTGTATAACCATAACGGCTGCTATTTCTAAGGGCTTATGGTCTTCGAGCATGATGCCGTTGAAAGCCATATATTTTTTATATAGATCATCTGTTTCATTAAATGTCATGTTATGTCCAAAGTGATTGGCGAATCTTGATGAGACGAATCATCATCTCTTCATCTTCTTTTTCGTACTGTGCTTCTAAATCATGGCTCTTATCAAGAGCGGTCCGGCACATTTCTGCTTCTTCCGGAGTCTTATCTTCCATATCCAAAAGATGATAACCTTTGGCTCTACGCATTTCGCAGTAAGCAGTCCAACCGCTGGCATCGTGTGGATCTGGACGTTTTGGATAAATTTCTTTCCACCAACGATAAAGTTCGAGAATTTCTTTGGCAGCTTCTGCTTGGCCAGTGAGTTTTCCGTAACTTTCTGAATCTTTAGTTACACCCATGCCCTCGTCTACTTTAAGTCCGCTGGCCCAAATTAAATGTTCAATACCGGCATCTGGGCAACGCCAGGTTCTCCAACGTAGCCAGCCACTGCGCCACCATGGAGTTTCGTAACGCTTACGTGCTTCTTCGTCCCAAAGAACGTGATGCCATGCCTGTTCTATTTCAACAAAATCCACAAGTTCGTTAAAAAGACATGGGAGAAAACGATTGCCAACATCGCACCAATCACCAGGGGCAATATCACGAGGGTGAGCAGTGAGTGAGTGGGTTCGAGTAACGAATCGATTATTGATATAATACCTTGCATCGTTTATCCTTTCTGGAATATAACACCAAACATCTTGAATTTTGTCCAAGCCTTCCTCAGCGATCCACCAACGGATTGGATACTTAGCTTTAGCGGCCTTTTCCCACTCCGACCATTCTTTGCCGGTGCCACACTTTATCTTAGTAGTGCCACGAATCCAATCTGCGAATTTTGAGCAAGTCCAATAATTTCTCATATGTGTTTCTTTCTGTCGAACAACTTAATTATATGATCTTTTAAAAAACTCGTCAATAAGATTCTTTTTTGATCTATTCTATTTTACAAGATGTTGTGCTAGCACCATACAACTGATCCAAACCCAAATGGTATTAAATCCTACTAAAGTTGGTAGAAGTTTTTTATTGCTAGCCCATATTAATGTAAGACTAGTAAAAAGTGTTAAAAAAAACAACCACCAAATTTGTATGCCAAAAATCAGCCCGGGAATAATGATAATGGCTTTTGCCGCCCAACTGGCAAATTCTACTATGTTATAGTTAGTCCAGTATTCCTTTGTAAACCACATAGCATAGCAATTTTTAATATTCTTCCAGCCAGTGTGATGATAAGTTATACCACACAAGACTAAAAATGCTAGACATGCCGATAGTATTTGTATTTCATTCATTTTTAAAATTTCCTCTGGTAACCTGCTAAGTTTAGCATAATTGAATATTGTTCGTATGCTTTTTTCACAGCAGGATTAGAGTTTCGATAGAATGCTTCTTCACGTTCTTTGTTCATCAGAGTTTCAAACATATCAACTTCTGATTTACTGTGTCGTTGCCATTTATAGAATCTGCGTTCCATTTCTATTAATGCACGAAGCCGACCTTCTGGAATTTCCATAGTGATCACTTTCTCGTGTTCGAACTCTACGATATCATTACGGATGATATCAGCACGTTCAGGATCTGTAAAGAACTTAGGAGGATGGTACCGTGCCCTGCGCTTAGTATCGTTCAAGACACGAACCTCGTAGTTTTCACAAAATTGTTTAACTTCTTCATCCATTGTTTACAAGACTTTCGGTCATTGGAAAGATCGCTGCGATCGCTTTGGCGCAGGCTAGTGCTACGAGTTGATGTTCTTTCTGTGTACCATTGGCTGAACGCAGTTCGATAAAGTGTACCCATGAACGCAGTGTGCCGTTCATATAAAGTTTACTTTCGATCAGGCCTTCTGGAAGAACTGCACGAGCCTGTTCTTTGGCTATGCCTTTAGCGATAGCCCATTCGTAGGCACTTCGGGCATAGTCGATGACCTGCTGTTGATGATGTTCCCAATCTCTCTGTAGGCGTTCGTCATCTGTTTCGACACTGTTCTGTCTGTTCTTTGGGTCTTGAAGTCGTGCTTCTCGCAGTATGAACGAGAGGTCTTTAGTAGGGTCAGCATATCGTTGACTGAACTCTTGGAAACTAAAACTTCTATGTCTGAGTATCTGTCTTGCGATATCTCTAGTGGTTGAGATTTCAACACAGGCTGAAACCATTTCCAAGGGACTCCAGTGTGCGTGTTTAACAAGATATCGTATAAGCTTCTCTGATGTCTCTGTATTGAATTGGTTCGATGGATTGCTGACACGGGCGCAATACGCAATGAGTTCCTGCGCATCTGCGATGCCCATGTCTGCAAATTCTGCTGTTGGTTGTGAATAGGATACCAGTTTAACATTCATTAATTATACTCTTATAAAATCATTTGGTTGTAGGTATTTTTCTTTGATATCTCTTCTAACAAATAAAATATCAATTTGTAAAAGTGTATCTTCTCCGATGTGTATTTCGGTCACTTCTACAGGAATGAAATTTTTAGATTTGAAATAATCTAAATAATTCTGTATGTTAGGAGCTCCTGTGTTATATTCGATAATAGGACATTCGATATGTATAACACTGACTTTATCAATAGTAGATTCTGCACCTAAAAGAATATCTAATTCGGAACCCTGCGTATCTATTTTAATGAAATCAGGAATCGGCAATTTGTGAGCTTCGATAACTTGATCAAGTGTATGCGATTGTACATCTATAGATTCTTGGTCGTCATACCATTTAGTAGTTTCTTTATAATAGCTATCTCCAGTATTAGTACCATTATAAAACTTTACCACACCTTTCCCTGGACTGCTTAATAGAGAAGTAAAGAAATAAAACCCAGACTGAGAAAGTATGGGAATATATTTTTCATTAGGTTCGAACAGAAAAAATGTCGAGTCGGTTAGACAATTTTTCTTTATGTCAGAACTCCAAGAACCGATACAGGCGCCGATGTCATAGACTGTATCAATAACCAATCCGTTGTCGATCATTCTGTTAAGGATATTGTATAATCGTGTGGTCACTTATCTTCTTCCTTGGGTTCGTCAAAACAAAGGCTTTCCATAGTTTTATAATGTTCGTAGGCCTTTTTAAGAGCTTCGAATTTTTCTAGTTTAGCAGGATCTGGAACTAGTATAGACAATCTCTGTTCCATCTTTGACATGAACTCTTTGAGACTCTTACCATCTACTTTGATATCAGTACCAGCAGCCATGTCAATACCATCGCTGGTAATGTTGACAGTGGCCGGCGAGGGTGCCCAATTATAAGAAGTTGTATAGTTAATTCCTGAACCACCTGAACCAGTCGATAATGTTGTTGATGGTATAGTTATTGTACTGCCCATAGTTGACCAAATAGGATCTAAAGTAATGGTATCGTTGCCGCCGGCACCTGTTATATTATAAGTCCCGGCAGCACCAGAATCCCCTAGATCTATTGTTATGTCATCTAACGTAAATGACGGTAGATCTTTGCTGTCCATTTTTAAGCAGCCTTAGCTTCTTTACGAGCGTTCTTTTCCTCTGTGATTTCAGTACGACGGGCTTTGACTAGCTTGGCCATTTCTTGAAGGGCTTTACGAGCACGAGTTCCTGCTGCTCCATTGCCTGCGGTAAATTTAGAATCTTCTGCAAGAAATGAATCCATTGCGGCTTTTAATTGTTCTACTGTGTTTGACATAATTTTTTCCTTTTAGTTATGCGTCATTTACTTATAAAGGTAAATGGTGTGGTCGGTAGGATTCGAACCTACAAAGGCTGTGACTAAGTCGGCGCCCCATAACCCAAGTGCGTTTCTCAACGGACCGGAGGTCTCCCATATTCCACTCACGACCACATTGTTATTATATAACCTAGTTTAACCGACGTCAACATTTTTATGATTAAATATTAGCACATTATGACAACCGATTTCAAATCAATACCATTTCAAAATATAGTACGCTTTGGACAACGTACTATGCTAGACAGACCTTTGTTTTCTGTAAGTTGGATACTTGGTCGCTTCTGTAATTATAAATGTTCCTACTGCTGGCCTTATGCTAGATCGGACAAAGTAGATTATGACACTTTAGAAGTTTATAAAAGAACCGTAGACGAAATCAAAAGACAGGCTCGCGAAAATGGATTCACAGAATTCCATTGGAGTTTCAGTGGCGGTGAGCCTACGGCCTATAAAGACTTGATCGAATTGATTAAACACCTAGACGAAAAAGAAAGCGGCTACCAAAGTGTCCACATGACAACGAATTTAAGTCCTGGTAGCAAGTGGTGGAAAAGTTGGTGCGAAGCAACTTCACTATTACAGCGTAGGAGCATAACAGCCAGTTTCCATGATGAGTTTGCCAAAGAACAAGAGTTTGGAGACAAATGCCTACAACTGATGTATGAGCAAGTCTATGTAACTATTAATCAGGTTATGGTTCCGGAAAAGTTCTATGACCTTTATGAACGTATGAAAAGATTGCATGACCGGGGAATTAATGTAACACTAAAACCACAGAGCGATCCTACTGCTAGTTTTATCGTAGAAGGTTACACAGATGATATGATAGAAAAAATGCAGACAGGATTTCCTCAACACGCCAACGGAGAAGAACTGTATCAAATAGCCCTATATGATGCTGAAGGCAAAGAATATCTATTTGATCAAGCAGAAAGATTCAACGCTTTTGGTTTTAACAAATTTGAAGATTGGCATTGTAATTCTGGATTCCAGAGTGTGATTATACGGAGCGATGAAGTTAAAAGAAGTTATAGTTGCCACGACATGAGATTAGGAACCCTAACTAAAGGTTTTCAACTTTTTAAATCTCCTACGATATGTACAACACCTAGCTGTTTTAGTTCAGCAGACTCGAAGATACCAAAATGCAAATAGACACAGAACATCTACATCATTGGATGCAGGCCATAAGACAAAGTCCAGAACCTATGCGGACTATGGATGCCTTCTGGCAGGGACAACTTAAAAGCAAAGAGTGGCTGATTACAAATCTACGCAAACACATTCACAAGTTTGTCACGGTAGATATCCACGGAGGTTGGGTAGGCGTATTAGCCAGTATGTTATTTCAAAGTGATGTTCCTATATTAAAAATCCGCAGTATAGATATTGATCCATTGTGTGAACCAATCGCTATCAACATGAATAAGATAGAAGAAATGGTTGGTAAGTTTTCTGCTATCACTGCCGACATGTGTTCAGTAGATAGCAGTGCAGATGTTATCATTAACACTAGCTGTGAGCATATCACACAAGAACAATTTAATAATTGGCTAGACAAAGTTTCTCACAACAGTTTGTTAGTTCTTCAAAGCAACAATTATAATATACCAGAACATGTTAGGATAGCTGACAGCTTAGAAGAATTTAAAGATCAATGTAATATCAAAGTATTGTGGGCAGGGGAATTAGAATTACCTTTATATAAAAGATTCATGCTCATAGGACACAAGAATGTTTGATTTTTCAGAACTTAAAACACTGCACATTGAATTGACCTCGAGATGTCAGGCCAGTTGTCCTATGTGTGCAAGAAACTATCACGGCGGTCAGAAAAATACCAATCTTCCTTTAGACGAAATATCTCTAGAAGATTTTAAAAAAATAGTCGATGCTGAAGTGTTTGGTCAGATTGGATATATCTATTTCTGTGGAAACTATGGCGATCCTATAATGTCTAATGACCTTATCGATATAGTGGAATATTGCAAGACCATGAAGCCGTCTATCAACATAGGTATCCACACTAACGGCAGTGCCAGAACTAAAGATTGGTGGCAGCAGTTGGCACAGGCATTGCCTGAAGAACATTGTGTGCATTTTGCCTTAGATGGATTAGCAGATACGCATCATTTGTATAGGATAGGCACAGACTTCAATAAGATTATTGAAAATGCTAAAACGTTTATCAGCAATGGAGGCAAAGCAGAATGGGTTTATCTCAGCTTCAAGCATAACGAACATCAGATCGATGAAGCAAAAGAATTAGCGAGAACACTGGGCTTTGAAAAGTTTAATCACAAAGCTACTAGCAGATTTTTAGAAAAGCCCTGGTTGGATGTATTAGATCAAGATGGCAACCTAGCTTATAAGATAGAGCCTCCACAGGAACATAAGATAACTTTTATCGATCCTAAGATCATCTTAGGTTATAAAAAAGTAGTTGAAACAGCGGAAATACGCTGCAAGGTCATGCAGGACAAATCTCTGTACATAGATGCTTTTAAAAATCTATGGCCCTGTTGTTGGATAGGTGCGCTGCCTTATATCTACAGCAAGTCTACAGATCTTATTCACACATATCAGACTGAACAGACTGCTGTTATCAACGAACTGGTAGAATCGCTAGGAGGTTATACCGCTATCGATCTAAAATCTAGATCCGTAAAAGAAATACTATCGGATTCGCAGTGGAGAAATATTTGGTCTAAATATTGGGAAGATAAAAAATTAGCTACCTGTGCTAAGACCTGCGGAGTATTTCCTGAAAAGATATTAACACAGTACGATGATCAATTTGTAAAAGTAGAAACATTTAATGGATAAAATTTATTGGTTACAGCCCGAAGATAACCTGCTAGGTAAGTGGCAGCGTAAGGTCGCTGATCTTTCCGGGAGTCATACTTTCTGTGTGCTGCCGTGGATACACTTTGCTACTAGACCCAATGGTGATATGAGACTCTGTTGTGGTGCTAACTCCAGTGGCGCCGGCGAAGATCATCAAATCGGTCTTGTGAAAAACGAAACTGGTCGACCTGCTAATTTTGGCAGAGAAACCCCTATGAGTGCCTGGAACAACGAATACATGAGGTCAGTGCGCACCACTATGTTAGAAGGTAACATTCCCAAAAGCTGTTCTAAATGTTTCGATGAAGAAGCCAAAGGTGTTTCTAGCAAACGCATGTGGGAAACTGGTCTATGGGTACAAGATGGTATCGACGTACCCGAATTAATTAAACAGACAGAAGAAGATGGTACCGTACCAGAAAACTTAGTTTATCTAGATCTCAGACTAGGACATACCTGTAATCTAAAATGTATCATGTGTAGCCCACACGACAGCAGTCAATGGGTAGCCGATCACAAAAAAGTGTATCCTCTATTTCAAGCCAAAGAACTAAAAGAGCAGATGGCCTGGGGTCGTGAAGATTTTAATAACTTCTGGCATGAGAATCCAGACTTCTGGAAAGAGATGTATGCTCAGATTCCTAACCTAAGGCAAGTATACTTCGCCGGCGGTGAACCCTTGATGATCAAAGAACATAAACTGTTCTTAGAAGAAATCGTAAGGCAAGGTTATGCAGACAAGATTCTGATCAGATACAATTCTAATGGACTGCTTTTGGATCAAGACATCATAGATCTATGGAAAAACTTTAAGAAAGTTAAATTTGCCTGTAGCCAAGATGCCTACGGTGATCGTAATCACTATATTAGATTCCCTACGGATTGGAGCATAGTAGAAAAGAATCTAGATATACTAGATCAGACTCCTGACAATGTAGAAGTCAGCATCGCCACTGCCATACAGATATTAAACATCAAACATCTTCCAGACTTTGCCAAATGGAAGATACAGAAAAACTATCGTAAAATAAATCTAGCTGAAGTTATGGAAGGCGCAGATGCTGGCGGTGGTATTATTAATATGCATCTGCTGTATATTCCAACATTCCTTAGCCTACGTGTGCTGCCCGAGCAGGACAAACAAGAAGTCAGAGAAAAGTTTGCAGAGTTCAAACAATGGTTGTGGGACAATTATCGTCAAGATGATAACTTTTGGAAATATAATCCCTACGGTTGGCGCCGTTGGCAGGCTATGTTAGACTTTATGGATTCAGAAGATCACACACATCTATTGCCTGCATTCCGAGAGTATATAGAAAAATTAGATACTCTGAGAAAAACAGACTTTAAAAAGACATTTCCAGAACTAGCACATCTGCTATGAAAGACATTGTACGGATAGATTCTAATGCACCACAGGATCTGCTGAGAATAGAATTATTTCTTAGCAATGTCTGCAATTACAAGTGTTGGTATTGTTTTCCAGGCAGCAACGAAGGCACACACCGCTGGCCTAACCTAGAACCATTAACATCTAATCTCTGTTTCTTATTTGATTATTATAAAGAAAAACTAGGTAAGAAAAGATTCCATATACATATCATCGGCGGGGAACCAACCGTCTGGCCCGAGATAGAACGATTCACTAGATTTTTCAAAGACAATTATCGATGTATTATTAGTATATCCACTAATGGATCACGTACTCTGCGTTGGTGGCAAGAATACGGTAAGAACTTTGATCATGTAATGATCAGTTGTCATCATCAATTTATCAATACCGATCATACTATCGAAGTAGCTGATTGCCTTTACAAACAAAATGTAGATCTAACAGCAATGGTATTAATGGATCCTACTCAATGGGATCAGTGTTTATCTATCATAGAACGATTGAAGAATAGCAAACACAAGTGGCCGCTTATAGCATTAGAAGTTTCTCATTCTACTATTTCCTATACAGAAGATCAGAAAAAATTTATCAGCGATTCTGTAAAAAGAATGCCTAATATGTTTTGGTGGTTGAAAAATAACAAGATGATCAGCAGAAACCCTAAGCTGACATTTGAAAATTTTACTACTAAGAAAGTTGATAAGAACTGGATATCATTGAACGGTCTAAACCGTTTCAAAGGATGGAGCTGTAGTCTGGGTATTGAAACACTTTATGTCAACAAAGACGGCAACCTACAAGGAGCCTGCGGAGAAACGCTTTATGATCTTGATTTCAAATATAATGTATTTGATGAAAAGTTCAAGGAAACATTCGCTCCGGAGATTAAAGAAACGACCTGTAGACAGGAAGGTTGTTTCTGTCAACCAGAAATAAATGCTACAAAGTTTGTTAAGCAGGACGCCATTTTGACAATGGAATATCCGCTGCACAGGTACACCAGTCTCTAGTACAAGTTATAGGTTCTGTGGGAACACGGAAGGTTCCTTGATAGATATTGCCTAGACTGCCGCCTACACGACAGGTAGCACGATGTACATCACCGTCCCAATTGATCATTAGGCTTTCTAAACCAGCATTGCAACTCCAGTCTTTGAATTGATTTTTATGTAGTTTAATAACATCGTTGGCGTGTAGTATTTCGTTATCATCTATTCGAACATTAGGTTTGGCTGTGGCATCTTGTTCGAGTATCCATTGAAGATCGTTTCCTTGATATCTTAGATCATCGAATATATTATGATCTCCTTCAGTCCAGCGTATACGACGAACAGCAAATTTTATACCAACTTCTTTAAACTGTTTGACCACTTTACGTACACTATCCATATGATCATGGTGGGCCATGACATTAACGAAAAAATCTATTTCAGTTCTATCGTAGAATTCGTTAATGGTACGAACTACTCGCTGCCAATCATATTCAAAATGTAAACTGAATACAATGTGATTAAAAAACATTTCATTATTAATATACCAACTAGACGGTCTAGTACCATTCGTAGTTAAGTTAATCCAAAATATACTTTTTCTTTTGCAGTACTCTAATAGATCTTCAAAGTCTGGATGTACCGAGGGCTCTCCACCTGTAAAACTTAACCTCAATGGTTTACCGATCTCACATAATTGATCTACAGTTTTTTCTAAAAGATTGATATCGGTGTGCGGACTAAAATTATCATGAATCTCTGAAGGACAATAACTGCAATCATAGTTGCAGCGTTTGCCAAGATTCCACTCTACTTTAATTTGATCCTGATGGGGCCAAGCACTGGTTATTTTATACATAAGGTTTAAATTCTGTCACGATATTTTCTAAAGGTCCCTGACTTCTAGTAGCATCTAACTTTCGATTGAACTCTACAAAGTCGTTCCAAAGATGATTTTGATCTTTGGCTCGTAGATAGTTTATGTTGTCTTTGATCTGCTGTTGTGTGATTTTTTCTAATATTGGATATTTTCCTACATTAGCAAACAACGGAACTCTTTTAGACACTGCTTCTAATCTACTGATGGCTAATTCTTTTAACTCTTGGGGTAACACCTGCGCTGATAGGCAGTTAGGATAGCTGACTCTGTGGCTATAAAAAACTATGTTCATTTCGTTAATAAAATAATCAATGCACTCTGCTGCCTGAAGGATGTTTCCCGCCTGTGCTGTAAATGCTCCCACGACTCTGCTGACATTAGGAAATGATTGGAATACTTTGACATTTTCCTCTACGGTAGCAAACGAAGAATTAGAGCGAATATAGTCATACACAGAGTGAATACCGTCGATGCTAACATTAACCGCAATGCTACGGAAATGTGGCCAATAGTCGTGTATAGTTCTACCGCCTTTGATGCCTGTTGTTGTTCCGTTAGTTGCGTATTTGAGTTCAATATTTTTTCCATAAGGCTTCAACATATCTAAAATTTTGTAATGCTGCGGATCCATTAATGGCTCACCGCCAGCAAACTCTACTCGTCTAAAGTGTGGTAATAGTTTTTCAAAGCTGGCCCACCAATTATCTGTGTCTTCGAATGGACATAGATATCTGCTAGTTTCTAAACCTAGATTGCTGATCACTGGAACCAAGTAATTATTTTCTTTTACATAAAAGTCTTTGACCTGATTCCAATCATTCCACGATGTCGAATCCATCGGATGGCACATACGACATTTTAGATTACAGAGATTGTTAAGTTTGATCTCCATAGTGGGAAATTCAAAAGGCATTGTGTAATCTTCTCTCAATGTATCCAATGCGTTAGGATATAAGTTAATACGTGCTTCAGGAATAACTCCGTTGATATGACGCTGACGTAGACTTTCAACTCCTTGATCTTCTAGATCAAAACAGGGCTTACATACTTCCGGACGTTCTCCGCAAAGGATCTGTTTACGTACTTCACGCATAGCATAGCCGTTCCAGATTTCTTCTAATGAACTGTCCTGTATAAACCCGATGGGAGCTGATCGGCAGCAGACTTTAACTGCACCGTCTTCTCTAGTTGCTAACCCTGTAAACGGGTGCATACAAAATGTTTTACTTTGCGTGTTCAATGGCCCACTCTCTTTCTTTACACCAGAAACATTCTCCGCAGACAGGAACGTACTGATATGGTTTATATGTTTTATAGTCAACACCGGGAACTACTCCCTCGCAGCTTCTGGTGCTGTTCAGCAATTCTTCTAATTCTAATTTGTAGTATTGTTCTACGATCCAAGACTTTTCAATAAATCTAAAAGGATGAATAGCCCAACGATCCATATGTTTCATTAATACCAGATGTTGATTGCTTTCGTTGGACTCTATATCTCTTTCTTTCATTCCCTGAAAATCAACACCTCTAGGATTTCTAGTAACTGCATTGTAATAAGCATCAATATTGTTTATCTGACAGATGTATTCTGAAAATCCTCTGATCTGTATATTGTCTCCGCTGACCTTTTTGCCGTATTCGTCTGTTAGGCTAGGACCAGTAACAGCATACTCGAGATCAGGAGCGATAAAATTTGTATGACGCTCAAAGTTTATTTTTTTAAATTCTTGTATGACCCAATTATAGATCTTAAGACTGTCGTATTTCTGCCAAGGTTTAGATTTCCAACATCTGATATGACTGATAACATGGACTGTTATATGTTCTAGATGATTTTTTCTAATGTGTTCGCAGAGTAGATAGGCTAACAAAGCACTATCAGCACCTCCGCTGAGGCTGATGGCTATGCTATTCCAATTATTATCAAAAGGGATTTCGATCCCTTCTACATTAAATGAATCCATTATTAATTTATTTGGCTGTTCCACGTTCTATTTACGCTATCAACAACACCCGATAAATATTTTTCAATGAAAACTGATAACTGGAATCCATACTTCAAAATCAATCACGAAAACGGTAGATTGATAGAATCAAACTTAATTTACACTCCGTTAATCAATCCGGAGAATACCATTTTGTGTATGGATTTTGATCACACACATCCTTATCAAAACGAAGGAGTCAAGGAACATTTACCAAGTCGTCCCTACTATACAGAAGAAATGGTTAAATTTTTCTTCGAAAGGGAAGTAAAATACTTAGAAATTTTTAAAAATAAGATTTGGGCTCCGACGATTTTAGATGTTGATTTCGCTGACCAAAAAATATTTCTACAATGGCCTGGTAAAAATTGTAATCAAAGTTGTTTCGGTGGCGGAGACTTAGATTCGGAATGCCCAAATTGGAAAGATCAAATGTCCGATATCATAAAAGATATCTATAACGACGGTTATTATAAAATCACTCTTTACCCGCATTGCTATTTTATCGAAGGCGGAATTTTAAAAACTATGGATTTCTATGGCTGCATCGAACAGCAAGACCCGTACATTGATTTCGAAAAAGTCAAAGGGTTGATCAATGTTTCTGCTCATAGGTTTGAAGAAGCACTAGATGAACGTAAACGACTTAATATCGAAATTATGTTCAAGAGATCTTTAACTACCTACGTATATTGGCCCGATAATATATTGCCAAAAATCTATACAGAACTATTTGACCAGTAATTTTTTTCAGCAAAATCTTTGCAGATAAGTATTAGATGCTGACTAATTTTAATAAAAAATTTCCTATCGAACCTCTGATTGAACAGGTCAACAGTTTAGGAGACTTTGGAAAGAGCCTTTTACTAAATGATTGTAAGGGTAAATTATTATCCGGGCCCTATGAAACTAAACCAGAGTTTCAAAATACTCCGTTGGGAGATGTTCTAGCATCTATAGATAATCCCGGTGAGGCTAGATTATTAAGACTGACTCCGTCAGAAACCTACAGTGCTCACGCCGATCCGGACGATAGATTCCATGTAGCGATTATCACGAATCCATTTGCCTATTTGTTAGATTTTACTAATGAAAAGTTTTATCATTTACCTGCTGACGGGTCCTTATGGTATATGGATGCCGGTGTGGTTCACATCGCTGCAAATTTTGGTCCTAGGGATCGAATACATCTTAACATACGTATACCATTGCCGGGCTTTACATCTCCTGGCTATTCTTTAAAACTGTCAGGCGGTGACTATGATTGGAAACAAGAATCATATATCGAAATAATGACATTCTTTAATAGAGCGATTAAGTCGGGCAACATAACAGGATTTGAAAAAGTAAACGATCGAGAAGTTTTATTAAATTGTTCCGACTTAGAAATTTTAAATCCTTTTGTAAAAAAATTAGAATCTAAAGGATTCACGATAGAGATAATACAAGTATGATAGCATTTACACCTATAGACCTTCCTTGTAAAATACCCGATAGACGAAAGTTAACAGATTACGTATTAGACAATGCTATTACTAATCTAGATTATACTTCAACACTGTGTATGGTAGCATCAAGAAATCCTATAAATGATTGGACTGATGCTCGAGAAGTTTTTCCCGAAGCAGATAAAAATTATGATTTAAGAGAAGATCATCAAGTTTATTATGCACCCGGTTTTAAAGAACAGTTCCCTGAACTAGTCGACGTTTTAAAATTATTACCTTACAAACAATTAATAGGAGCCGCACTCAACCTCCACACCGATGTGTTGCCGCATCATAGAGACGAAGTTGATATCACTGGCCCGATGAGTCCTGAGAGATATAACGTACTGTTAACTCCTCACTATAATAAAAGGTCTTTCTTTATTTCAAAAGAGAAAAATGGAGAAAAGGTATATCCGCTGATTCCAGAAAATGCTCCTGTGTATGCCTTTAATAATAAAGATATCTGGCACGGTGCTGATATAATTTTAGATCAAAGAATTATCCTAGTGTGTGCAGGAATCATTGACAATGAGCAGCATGAGTTTTTGATCAATAAGAGTGTTAAAAAATTTGAAGAAGATGGCTATGTTATACGATTTTGATTGGAAGTCTGTTATTGCTGAATTAGATCTTGATCGTGGTGATCCAAAGACTCCGCATAAACAGTTTTATGCTAATGTAGATGGTAGATTTAATGAAATCATCGACAAGTGGATGTCTGCTGGTTACGATAAAGGAGACAGTGTTGAATGGATCAATTACTATCCAGAAACACATTTCTCTTTAAAAGTAATCAATCATTTTGAAAATTGGTCAAACAGTCAGTGTGCTCGTGCTTGGATCAGTAGAATAAGACCTGGAAAAATGGCACCCATGCATCGAGACATTGATGACAACATTGAAAAATATCTATCAAAAGGTCAGTTGATTAGATTCAGTATTTTTATCAGCGAGCCATCACCTGGAGCAGTGTTTATATTGAAAGATGATGTTTATCATTTACAGCCGGCCGGAACGGTACTGCAATGGGACGATTATCTTGATTGGCATGCAGGAATGAATGCGGGATTCCGAGATAAATTCATGTTTAACTTCATAGGGATAAAAAATGATCAATAATTATTGCATTGATATTAAATTGCCAGTCGAACATCCACTAGAAAATCCAACAATTTTAAATCAGTCAGATTATAAACCGGATATTTTTTTCGTCGATCATAGCGATGTTAGTGAAAAATTTACTCAGTGGTTAGATAGTCAAGGTCTAGTTATGACCTACCCGCCTTTGATATTCTATACTCCTCCTCATAGAGAATGTGGATTTCACATCGATGGTAATGCTATCACTGATAGAGCAGTTATAAATTGGATAGTTGGGGGAGAGGGAAGTTTAATGCACTGGTATAATCTAGCACCTGATGCTGAAATAACCGAGATGACAACTACACAGGCCGGGACACCTTATACAAGGTACACTGAAGAACAGGTTGTTCATGCACATACTCAGGCAGTTAAGTGGCCTAGCATAGTACAAACTGGAGTTCCTCACAAAGTTACCAATTACGGCAACGAGCATAGATGGTGTATTAGTTGCGATATAAGCAAAAAGGAAAATCCTGAAGCAGGATTAACAATGGCAGAAGCGTCGGAAATATTTAAAAAATGGATATTGTAGAACAAGCTAGACAAATACTAAGGAAAAAAGACATTCCTTGGTTAGAATTAGACATTGACTTTAATGTAGATGTTTGGAAACAGCAGGCACTAGAAGCAGAGTCATACTATAATGAATATAGAGAATCCTCCAGTGCCGGGTGGAATAGTTGTTGTCTGCATGGACTAGGCGTAGACAAAACTTACACCGCCGATAACTATGGCCTTGATGAATATAAAGCTCCGTATCAATACACCGACCTAGCCTATAGAACTCCAATTATTACAGATTTTTGGAGGAATAGATTCCCTTCAGAAAGATATACAAGAATTAGATTTATGAAAGTCAGTGCCGGCGGTTATATAGATTGGCACAATGATGGCGAAATACCAAAAGAGATCGATCCTCTACAATGTATACTTCCTATCAATGTTGCTGTTGCACATCCTGCGAATTGTACGATGGAAATAGAAGGTCACGGAGCAGTTCCTTGGCAAGAAGGTAAAGTCATGTTGGTTAATATCAGCAAAAATCACGCAGTGTTTAATCGCAGCAGTAAAGATAGAGTACACATGATTGCTAATTTAATCTTAGGCAATAGAACAGAAGAATTTTGCGATTTGCTAGTAAGATCGTATAATAAACAATATGGTCAAATTTAATAGCCCTGCTCCTTCTCCAGATATAGTTTTTATCTTTCTAGATAGAATACCCACTTGCCAAACTGCATGGACAGCCGAGCTGATGAAGAATCTCAGCGACTTTGTGCTTACTAAAATATTGTCTAGTGGTTTTGATGTACTGCAAGGAATAGATGAAGATCAATTATTGAAAGAAGCAGCTAAAGACTATACACACGCTGTTGTATTAAGCACAGGTACAGAGTTTATTAACGGTGATGAATTTTTTAATGAAGTTGAAAAAGAAGTTTATACAGGTAAAGACTTTTTCTTATTAGGTCATATACCTGATAGAGACGACGGTTATTACGAATTACATGAACAATGCTACATAATCAATCTAAAGACGTATAAAGAATTAGATTGTCCAATGGTTGGAAACTTTGCTTTCTATTCTCCGCATACACAAATAGCACCTAGACGCAGTGATGAAAACATTCACGATGACTATACTCCTATCTGGGTAGTATCTGGGGATACTGAAAAGCAGTATAAACATAAATGGCATGGTTGGAATATATTAAGTGTTGCATTTGCTAACCGAAAATTTGTAAAACCATTTCCAGAAAGATTTAGAAAAAATAAAAAGTTTTATTATCCTAATTACGAACCTAGTTTTTTACCAGCCAGTGACTATCTCTACGGAAAGAATCAGGTAGCGGCTCAGACTATATTCTATCCTCATAACACAGAGGTAAAAGTTGATGTAGAATTTCAAGGTCCTATACGTCAATTTGTAACACAGGCCAGTGGTTTGAATTGGATTGATTATCTAATCACATACGGATACACTAAAGACACAGTTGTTAGGTTTGTTGACTACAACTTATTTGCTCTAGAGTGTATGAAAGAAATAATAGACAAATGGGATGGCTCTAACTATGCTACATTTGTTAAGAACTATATTAAATCAAGAGCTGAATTCTTAGGCAAGGACGGAACCGAATGGTTAGCCGCACAAGGCAAGCTATACGATCCTGATATACCCGAGTGGACCTTGATACAAGAAACTGTTAAGTTTGAATTTAGACACGAAGATCTGGTACTAAACAAGATGCTGCCAGTAGAACGATGGTTAGATAAAACAGATAAAACCATAATACATCTTAGCCACATATTCAACTATGATCCTGCTGCTCCTTTTGTGCCGTTGAAGCATAGAATCTATTCGAGAAATTTATTATTAGACAAGATTAAGAAATATGTTCCAGACGCTAAACTAATAATGATAGACAATCTTGAACTATTAACTCCTACATGGAGAATGAACGGGGACTGGAATGGAATTTAAAAACGTAGCTATTACTGGTCACACCAGAGGCATAGGCAAAGGGTTGTTTGATCATTTTACAAAATTAGGTTGTCGAGTAAAAGGTTTTAGTTTAGACAATGGTTTCGACATTTCAAAAAAAGAAAATATAGATCGTATCATAGAGCTTACTAGAGATTGCGATCTGTTTTTTAATAATGCCTATCATCACTATCAACAAGTTGAAATAGCAAGATTGTGGCAGCAACAGCATTGGAGTGATCAACACTTTATTGTTAATACCAGTTCTATAGCAGCAGAACCTTTGGCAAACATTCCTGAAGAGTTTCCATGGCTCACTCCTTACGGCGATGAAAAATATGCTATCAACAAACTCAGTTGGGAAATAAATCACAGCGGCAGTAAATGTAAAAGCATTGTTATTATGCCAGGCGTTTGTCAAACAAACTTTTATAATCCCTACGATACAGAAGAGCAAAACGGCATAGATTTATATAAAAAAATTGTAGAAACAAATAGTATTATCACCGTAGAAGATTTAACAAAAACCGTAGACCTGATATTGCAATCGATTAATGGTAGGAATTTTATTTCAAGTATCACAGTATTAAATGGATATTAAGCAACACATCAAAAGCTGGGTAGAAGATTTATCTGCTAAACACATTGTCCTTGGCGGATTTTCAATTTGCCCTTTCGCTAAAAACGCAGAATACGAAATAATCGAAACTGACGGCAGCGATATCGATCCACCGCCTTGGGCATTTGATCTAATAATTTATGTGTTACCAGATGCATGGAGCCAAGAAGAATTATATGAATTAGCAGATGTCTATAACAAGATACACCCGGATCTAGTCTTTTTACCAGACCATAAAGATAGAAACACCGAGATCAAGGATGTGCAGACTAATAATGGCAAATATAATTTATTATTATGTCAGTGGAGAGATGAACTCAATTCAGCTAGAGAAAAGTTAGCCAAGACGGATTACTACTCTTACTGGGACGAAGATTATTTGAAAGAGATTTTAAACACATGAGTATTTGGACTAACTGGGATCCCCTAAAAGAAGTGATAGTTGGAGATTGTTATTCTCCTGGAGACTTAGATTGGGCTTTAGATCCCGAAGCACAGAATAAATTTAATATTATTCTAGAAGAAACTAAAGAAGATTTACAGAATCTTTCAGACTATATTAGTAAATTAGGAATTAGAGTTCATAGACCTAAGGTAACAAATTACGGCCACGATGTTGATTTGAAAAATTTCATAGTTACAAATCCAACAGCACCGTTAGTTCCACGAGATCAATACCTGGCCTACGGGCATACCATATATCAGACTTATACTAGTATGCCTGATAGATATCTAGACAGTGTTAATTATAATCATATATTCCAAGAATTGTTTGATAGAGGATACAACTGGATCAGTCAACCTCCACCTGTGTTAGAAACGTTAGTAGAAAAATGGTGGGCTAATGGTCAAGATGTCTATCACAGACAATTGAAAGATAGGCTTCTATGGCATACCGCTACTATGTTTAAGTGCGGCGATAAACTCATAACCAACTGTCAAGGTCCCGGAACTGCTTCCGGTCTTATGTGGATGCAACGCAATGTAGAAAGAAATACTATCGTTGATGTAGGTAATACACATCAACAAGGGTGGGGACATATAGATCACGGTTGGTTTATGACTGACGACGAAACAGTATTCTGTGTAAATCTTGATTGGGTACCAGAACCGTTACGTAATAAAAGAATATTTGCTTTAGAAAGCCTGTTTGAAAAATTTGATGATGTAAAGTTTATTACAGATTATCAGAGTACAGGCGGCAAATACTCAAATGGTTGGCTGAATAAATGGTTAACGGAATGGAAAGGCTATGCTCAGGAAGTATTCTTTGATAGCAATGTTCTAGTTCTTGATTCGAACAACGTACTGTTTTCAAATGTTCAACCTAGAATCTTTAAACTAATGGAATCTCTAGGAATTAATTGTCATGTGGTCAATCAAAGACATGGACTATTCTGGGAATCGGGCATACATTGTCTAACTCTTGATTTAGTTAGAGCCGGCGAAAAGCGTTCTATAATTAGTTAAGGCTTCAATTAATCTAGATTCTAGTTGTTCTAGATATTGTGCGTCGGCATTAAGAGGTATAGTTATTAGTAAACCACTACCGCCTTCGTTCCACATTCCTGCATTTAATCCGGAACTAAAAAGTAATTGTTCAAAAGTTGTATCCACGGGTTTTTCTGTTAGTAAATTTAAGTTATAAACAAGTCCGTGATGATTGTAACTTTTAATCAATTCAGCAGTTTCTAATCTTGAAAATAAATCATTAGTTTGTTTTTCTATAGTCTTATAATTTTCAAAGATACCTTCTCTTTCAATTACATTAAGATATGCAAGGGTTGAATATATTCCGCTGAGACTAAAACTATAAGTGAATCCGTGACAAAAAACTTGATCTTTGATGACATCGAATATTTTATGTTCGACCATTGTAGCACTCAAAGGAAAATACCCCGAAGTTAATGCTTTGCCCATGGTGAATATATCAGGTCGAACTATTTCTTTGAATCCAAAGAAACTTCCGGTCTTACCTCCGCACATAGCAATATCATCTACAATCAACACTACATCTAATTCGGAACACCGTATTCTTAATTGTCTCCAGAATTCTTCTCCTGGATCTTTTAAACCATTTTGCCAACTGCTGGTTTCTATAACCACTGCGGTTAAATCAGTGGTAATGTCATCGAGATTGTAATCCGATAATATGCATCTTTCATCTTTGCCGAAGAAAGAGGTCATATAAGTTGCATCGCTGATACTAGAACTTAGATAGGTACTGCCGTGATAGCTTTTGGTAAAGCCTAAAAATTTATTTCTATTATTACCTTTCTGTAGATGATAAAGTTGAGCAAGTCTTATTGCTCCTTCTACAGCATCACTGCCGCTGAGTGCAAACACACTTCGGAACCCGCCGCTCATTTCAAATAATCTTTCGCTGAGTTCTAGAACGGAATCGTTAGTGGTAAAAAATTCTCCACTACAGAAAGGCATATCTTTCATTTGTCGATTGACTGTTTCGACAATATCGTGCCTCTGAAAACCTAAAGGGAAACAACCGCAGTTGCCTAGGCTTAAATCTATCAGCTCTTTGTCTTGGGAATAGAATCCAAACTTTGTATAACGTTCTATCTTTCTTATTTGTTGTACAGAGTTAACTGCGTAAGGAAAAATTAATTTTGATGTCATAGATAATTTTGAAAGAAAATCTTTCAAACTATTTATGAACTAGTTTTTATCTATTCAATAATACTGATAGAAATCGCAATTCTTTTCTTAGCTGAATTAATTCCCTCGACACTGTGTATTCTTGTAGTATCTAGTGTGTGCCATCTTTCTGCTTGGATTTCAATGTCGTTAGAGACATCTAATTTTTCATAAGGAATTACAGTGAATGGTGTGGCATTTTGTCCAGAACTTTCAGCTTTAACATTATAGAATACAGTTCTAACATCACCTCCCAAATCTATAATGTAATTAAGGGCACCTTTTCTAATTTCATCGATGTGCGGTGGAACATGGCTACCGCCAGCCATTACTTGTATATTAGCAGGTTGGGTTGATACATTATCTCTTAACCAAAGAGCTACCTCTGCAGGAACATCAAACACGTAATAATCGCAGATGAAAGGAAAGTGCGATTTACTTTCGCTGTAATGCCAACCCAAGTTGTTAGTTAAATCTACATCTTCAGTAATTGCATTAACAACAGAAGCCGAGGCTTTCATTTGGATATTAGTGGATTGTAGATTATCCCATTCTTTTTCTACAGTTTCTAAAATCAGAGCTTTTAGCTCTGGTGGTAAAGTTGGGTGCGATACGTATGAAAAGTCCATGTTTATTCCTTAAGATTTTTACTCTTGCTGTATATTTATATTTTTTACGCCGTTACTGTCCTGTGTAAATATGTGGTAATTATAGGAAATTTAAATGAAGATACTCATAGTTGGGGGCGGTACTGCGGGCTGGATGGCAGCATCTTACTATTCTAAATTTGTAAAAGATTGCAAAATTACGGTAATTGAATCTAGTAAAATACCTCGCATCGGTGTGGGCGAATCAGTAACGCCGCACGTTGCACAATTTTTTAAAGATCTAGGATTTGATACCCACGAATGGATGAATGCTACTGGCGCAGTCTACAAATTAGCTAATAAGTTCGGTGGATGGAAAGAGAATAAAAACGAATACGAATATTTCAGTTTTAACTATCCGACAGATGCAAAGTTTCTTTACAAGGATATCAACAAACCGTTAAGTCCTCTAGATCTACCACACAGCAGTAATTCGCTGACCACTGATTATTTTCTTAGTTTATACAATAATAAAGAAGTTGATAAGTTTGACAAGTATTTTAATAGTCAATACTATTACATGGAAAAAAATGTAGCACCCTTTATAGACAAGGAGTGCATTCTCAATGCTCCATTTGGTTGGACACAGCATATCAACGCAGATAAAACAGCAGATTTTCTAAGAGATCGTGTGGCTGTACCAAACGGTGTACGACATGTTGATGCTGTGGTTACCGAAGTAAAAGTAGACGGTGACAAAATCAAATCTGTAGTAGCAGATAACGGCGAGGAATTTATCGCTGATTTATTTTTAGATGCTACAGGATTCAAACGACTACTATCATCGGCACTAGGTTGGAAAGAAGTGCCTTATAAAAATGCAGTTGCCGATCGTGCCTGGGTTTGTCAGTTAGATTATGATGATCCGGAAACCGAAATGGTTAACTATACTCAGAGCACTGCCAAAGAATCGGGCTGGATGTTTAAAATTGGTGTATACCATAGAATGGGATGCGGGCTAGTTTATGGTTCTAAGTTTCTTGATGACAGCAAAGCATTAGATCAATACTATGAATATACTAAAAATCGTAGACGCGAACCGAGATTGATTAAATGGAACCCATGCAGATTAGAAAAAATTGGCGACAGCAATCTAGTAGCAATAGGATTGAGTGGCGGGTTCGTTGAACCACTAGAAGCAAATGCTCTGTTTGTTATTATTAATAGCATTAGAAGATTGTATGATGTAATCGTTGGATATCAAGAAACACAAAATTTTGATTTTAAAAAATTCAATGAAATAATGATATATTCTATTGACGATATTGCAGATTTTATTTCAGTACACTACACATTAAGTTCAAGAAATGACAGCGACATGTGGAACGAAATGCGAGAACTAGGCAAGAAAGAAAATCACATTGACTTAGTTTATGAAAAATACAAGCATGTGAACAATACCATGCAGTCTGCTCTGCAAGGATATACTATGTTTCCACAGTATATGTGGGCTCAGTGGGCAATACACATGGGCGTAGACACTAGTAAATGGTACAATCTTAACAAAGACGATACCTACGAATTAGCAAAGCTACATTTCTTAGATACAGAAAAACGTCACAGCATTATTAGTCGATCAACTAAAAATAATCATCAATGGCTAAAGGAAAATGTGTTTAATAATCTAACGCCGGCGCAGTGGGAAAATTCTGTTTTAAAAAATCAGTAATTTTCAATGTGATCGATACCTAGTTTCTTTCGAAACTCTTCGGTAAACTTTCCGTCAACACGTAGGCTATAGCTTGGCTCCATAATACGCTCACCACCGTGCCAGTCTTGATCATTCCACCAAGCAGCTCGAGTGTTAAGGTATACTTTGTTCTTGTTTTCTGGATCCCATAGATACATAGCTTTCTTGGTGTTAGGACGTATGTGTATAAACTCATTGCGATGCGGGAAAGTTTGGTCCATTCCGTTCTTAGCATCTAAGTCGCGATGCTCAAAAGGAATACCGTCTGCTTCGCAATGGAAGAATATCACTCGACCAATATGTTCAAAGATACCTTCCGTGATTAAGTTTTCAACCCACTTTACAGTTTCTGGAAAGTGTGCTGCTTCTTCGGTGAGCTTGCGAGGAGCAGTTCGATCATCCCAAGAACCTTCCTCCCACAGAAAATAATAAATGTAAGGATCATAAGCACCCATTGCCATTTTTAAATATCGTGTAAATTTATTACGAATTTTATAATTCTTAAAATCTCTATACAGATCGATACCTGCTTGTTTAATCGGGTCGCTGTCGGGTAAATTATGAAATTCTTGCATTGCCTGATATATAGGTTTCCAATGTACTAGATAACTCATATCTTTAAACGTAAAACCCGGAGCCATCCATGTTCCTTCTTTGGCGAACTCTCTAGCTTCTGCAAACCCACGGATGATCTCTGGTTGCAAAAGATCAAATTGATTCATATCCAGATATGATTCCATGTCAAAATACGGTTGTTTATTGATACCTATAATCACGATTTGATTCTCTCAATTAAATTTTCAGCTAATTACAATATGAATTATAATTACTACTATAATAATGTACCCGGAAATGGGCTGTGTCGTAACAATCTTATTTACACCAGCCTTATCAGTGACGATAAAAAAGTTTTTGTTCAATGGTATTTCAATGACGGTGAATATCATAAAGGACAAAACGAAGTCGTTGATCCTGCTCTCATGGAACAAAAGTTTGATCGAGAAGTAAAGTATCTTAAATTGATGTCTGAAACCAATCCAAATTTAGTTCCTGAAATCTTAGATATCAATTTCGCCGAACGCAAAATATATCTAAAGGTTCAAGGTCCGGACTTTTGGGAATGTGCTGGATGTACACAGGAAAATTTTGATAGCGTACTTCCTGATTGGCAAGAGCAAATGTTAAGCATTGTTCAAGCACATAGGAATCTAGGATTATACAAATACTCAATGCATCCTAGTAGCTACTTTATAGTAGATGGAAATCTCAAAAGTATAAACTATTTTTTCACCTACCATCGAGATGAACCTAACATCAGTATAGAAGAACATACCAGTCACATTTACAGCACAAGACAGGCTGAAATGAAACGAGTAACAGACAGTATGGGAATCAGTTGGACTGATCCTCAACCATTTGATCTACTACAGACATTATGTTGGGAAAGTTTTAGAAAGAATTATCCAGCAGATTTTATAGAAAAAGCAAAATGTATAAAGTGATTCCTTGGTCCCCTGATCTAGATTTAGTAGATTTCTACGCCACAGCAGCAAGTAGAGGATTTGTTAATAACGCCAGTCAAAAAATGCTAGTTGATTGTTTCAACAACGAACGTGAAAAACAGGTATGGATATTGTACTATAATAAAATTCCAGTAGGATCAGTGGCTGCACACTCGTTTGACGAAATGGGTCCGAACAGTTATCGTATAGCGGCTCGTACATGTGTGTTCACTGATCTGTTACCGTTAAATACACTGCGTACCGCTAATCAAATAGTTACTCACCAACACGTTACCAGTCAATTTTTAATTCCGACTTGTATAGAGTGGGCACCTAAGGGCAGCGATTTGTATATTACCAGTAATGAAAACGATGCAGGCACACAAAGATTAGTACATAGGATTTTTGGTCCTGCCATGGAAAAGACTGGACAGATGAAAAGAGTGAAAGACCTATTTTATAGAGGCACAACTCAAACGGTTTGGCAACTATTGCCGGATCGATTTTATGAAGAACTAGGAAAATACCCAAGATGGCAATGACAACATCATTATGCGAAGAATGTTACAGACACATACCTGCTGAAAAGTTTGAACGTGACGGCAGTGTATGGATGAAAAAAACATGTCCAGTACATGGCGATACAGAATATATGATCGAGCGAGATGCTGAATTTTACAATACCTTAGAGTTCGATCCCTACGGATACGATGTACCTAGCGGTATTATGATCGAAGTAACTGATAGATGCAATCTCGCATGTCCACATTGTTATCATGAACCGGAAAATGCGGCAACAGACAAACCCATAGATTTAATTTTAGCTCAAATCGAATCTTGGCCAGCAGAGGCTGGTTCGGTTATTCTCGCTGGCGCAGAACCAACACTGAGAAGAGATCTTCCAGAATTAATCAGTAAAATAATTGAACTACAAGTTCGACTAGATCGTATGCATCAGGATGTTACTATTTTAACCAACGGTGTTAGATTCGCCGACAAGGCTTGGGCGCAGGCAGTCAAAGATGCTGGATGTCGTGCTGTGATGATAGGACTCAATCATCATACCTATCAAGGTGATACTGTACATCGTAAACAATTAGAAGGTATTAAAAATTGTAACGAAGTAGGAATATTTGTTTACTATACAGGATATACATTAGAAGACGTTGGTCACATTCCTGATGTGTTAGAAGAAATACAAAGAATTGGAAATCAATCTTGGCAGTATCGTATCAGAGCTGGTAGCGATATTGGTCGCAATCCCGACGAACCTCGCTGGTACCTTAGCGACCATGTTAAAGCAGTAAAAGCCTATGCCGACAGCAAAGGATGGACATGGGAAAAAATCCCTGGCGATGATAACCTATATCATTATATGGTTAAAATTAATGGAATCAATCACCGATTGATACAATGGAGTGATCCTAAGACCATCGACCTAGAAGAACTTCGCTGCGGCCCATGGTGTGACTATGTGCCTAATAAACCTATTACAAATTTATTGCATCAGATCATGCTAAGGGATGCAGCTATAAACAAAGGAATGATGTTATGGGATACTGTGCCGGAACGTTATCGATTCCGTAGCAGAGAGGCTATGCGCCTAGATCCTTAAGAATCAGATCTGATAGAGTTTGATGTGCCTGTTGATCGTAGTGCAAGAACGGTAATTGTTTGAAACCTCGAGCAGCACACCAATCTAGATAATTCTTATGTTCTTCGAAATTAAAAACATTGTCAATTTCTGGTAGTTCTTCAGGAAACAGCGGCAAGTGTCGGAAGTCGACTGCCCAGCCTGTACAGATATTATCAACTACAAACATTAGATCTTTGAGATTGTTATAGGGTCTAAGAATTTTTTCTACATATAGATCATTGATAGGATGTTGCATTCGTCCTTTGATCTTTCCTTCCCATTGTAATCCAACCTGTATAAAATCTTCGTGGTCTCTACCGAGGAATTTTCCTTTATCTGGATAATAAAACTCAGTTCTATCTGTGCAGGTATAACCAAACAGCACAAGACTGTTGGGATATTCTTGAACAGCTTTAATCAACATTCGCAGACTACGATCGTTACTGCCACCGGTCATACCATAGTTGTGGCAGGGAATACCTAACCGATCTGCAACTAATTTAGGAAACGCTAGATCTTTGCCAGGGCTGTCTGCTTCCTCAATAGTAATACGTCCGGAAGAATAATCTTCAAAAGAATACTTATTCGATAATTCACAGCCTGCCACATGGCTGTCTCCGAATGCCAGTACTGAATTAAATTTTTTCATGGTGATAACAATACATTAAATATAGCATGTTCAACGTGATACTATTTACCGACGCACCATATCCACATCATAAATTACGAGGTTATGGTGTACAACGGATTGCCAGCCATATTCGTGCCAACGGATACACCTGCCTAGTTATTGATTTTAGTTCTGGTCTTACTTTTGACCGATACAAAGAAATCATGGATCTAGCTGTAGGTCCAGAAACTTATATGATAGGTTTTTCCACTACTTGGTTTCCCTATCGTTGGCCAGAATTACCCGGGGAGTTTACCAATCAAATTCCGGGACATCATATCGGAGTTGAACACGAACTCAGTAATAGCAAAGAAGAAAAATACGATTGGCGTAAAGATAATATGGTGGTTAAGTTCGCCAAAGATGAAATAGAAGAATGGCTGTTATATCCTAAAAAGATCAACCCTAAACTTAAAATAGTGTTAGGTGGTGCTAAGGCAGACTTCTACATGGACCTGCAAAATGTAGATCATGTTATATTTGGCATTGCTGAAACTATGACTATAGATTTATTGCACAGCCTTAGTGGTCGCGGTATGAAACGCTTGTTTGGAAAATACATTGATCACGATCGTAAGGCACATGCATCTACATGGGACTTTCGAGAAAGCTCTACAAAGTATACAGAATATGATTTTATACAATCTCAAGAAACACTTAATCTTGAAGTAGGGCGTGGCTGTAGATTTAAATGTGCGTTCTGTAACTTCCCTCTCATCGGTCAAAAGAATGTAAACGACTATCTTAAGTTTCCTAATATCATTCGAGATGAACTCTATGAGAATTGGGAACGATGGGGTACTACCAAATACTTTATCGTGGATGATACGTTTAACGATAGCACAGAAAAATTAGAAATGATGTTAAAGGTAGTAAGAGACTTGCCTTTTAAGATCAAGTTCTGGTGCTATACTCGTGTAGATCTATTAGCTACGAATCCTGAACAGATAGAACTAATGAAAGAGCTAGGTGTAGCAGAAACATTTTTTGGCTTAGAAACTTTCAATGATAAAAGTTCTAAGACCATTGGTAAAGGTATGAGCAGCAGCCGTCGTAAAGATACACTGTACAAAGCTAAAGAAGTCTGGGGCGATCGTGTATGGACTGAGGGTGGATTTATGATAGGCCTGCCACACGAAACTCGCGCCAGCTGGCAAGAAACTGTGGATTGGATTAAACGTGATGATTGTCCTCTAGATATATCTACAGTATATCCACTAAACATTGTTAAGAAAAGCGAACGCAATCAATGGTTTCCTACCAGTTGGTTTGACAACAATTACGAACAATACGGATATCACTTTCCCAGAGATGGTATAGAAGGTTGGTTGTATTGGGAAAAGAATGACGATACTGATATTCCTAACTTCGACGTAGCGCAACAAATAGCTGACGAAAGCTATCGAGAATTACAGGCCTATCAAAACACTCGACGAGGAGATTTCTATGCCAGCTCTTTTGATCATCCTATATTAAAAGATCGAGAGCGTACTATAGACATGACCAAACAAGAGTACGAACAATTAGTTGCGTCTATAGATTTCGAACAACTATACATAGAATCAGTTAATAAAGACTACTTCGAGCCTTTGTTAGAAAAACTAAGAAAAAATAAAAATGTTTAACGTTGTACTATTCGCAGATAGTGTACAATTTGATGTTAAAACTAGAGGCTACGGAGTACATAGATTAGCTAGCCATATCCGCGCCAATGGTTATTCTTGTCTAGTAATAGACTTCAGTTCTCTTTTAGATTGGTCGTTGTATACCAATATATTAGATCTAGCCATAGGTAAAGATACTCTAGCTGTGGGTTATTCTACTACATGGATGCCTTATAAGTTTCCCGATGTAGGAGTTCGCACACGTAATCCAGGCGAAGGTGGAGAAGGCCTTGATGAAATTAGATTGACTGAAAGCAATCTCATAGGAGCCTTTGCTAAAGATCAATATGATCCTTGGTTATCCTATGTCAAACAGCGTAATCCAAAAACACGAACATTCATAGGTGGAGCAAAAATAGATTTCTATCTCAATGCTCCAGTAGATCATATTATAGTAGGTATAGGCGAAACTGAAACTATAGATCTCTTAGACAACCTCTCAGGAAAGAATAGACGCATATTAGGTCGTATTGTAGATCACGATCGTAAAGCACACAATCCGGTATGGGATTTTAGATCTAGCACCACAGCATATACTGATTGGGATTTTATACAACCGCAAGAAACTCTTAATTTAGAAATCAGCAGAGGTTGTAAATTTAAATGTGCCTATTGTTCTTATCCTTTAATAGGACAAAAGACCGCAGACTATCTCAAACATCCCGATGTTATCCGTAGAGAACTTATAGAAAACTACGAGCAGTGGGGTACTACCAAATACTTTATTGTAGATGATACATTCAATGACAGCACAGAGAAGATGCAGATGTTTGCTGATATTAGCCAGAGCCTTCCGTTTGAATTAAAGTTCTGGTGTTACCTACGTGCTGATCTATTAGCGGCACATCCTGAACAGATCAAATTACTAAAAGATGCAGGCATCGCTGAAACTTACTTTGGATTAGAAACATTCAATCCTAAGACTGCTAAGTTTATTGGCAAGGGTATGGCCAGCGAAAGATTAGTAGATACTATCTATCAATGTAAAGACATCTGGGGCGATCGAAGTTATATCGCTGCCGGCATTATAGTAGGACTGCCCTATGAAAGCACCGATACGATCTATAAGGCTGCAGAATTCTTTAGAAGAGCAGACTGTCCAGTTGACCTAGCCAATATGTTTCCACTCAGCATAATTGGTAATCACGATTTAGTCAAGTACATGTACATGAGTGAGATTGATAGAAATTACAGCAAGTACGGTTATTATTTTCCTAATCCAGAGGAAAATTATTTCAAGTGGCGCAAAGATGACGACACAGATATCAATAGTTTTGATCAAGCGCAGAATATCGTCGACGATATCAATCCAACATTAGTGCCTAGAGAATGTCGAGGTGACTTCTATCTTAGTTCTTTCAATGATGATAGATTGCGAGATAGAGAACTATTATTAGACCTATCCGCAGCAGAGATAAAAAAACTGAGGGAATCTATCGATTTCCCCCAGTTATTTCGTGATACAGTCTTTGCTGACTATTTCCAACCGTTACTTAAAAAATTAAGCAGTAAATAATTCAATTACAGCTTTATACGATAACACATCGCCAGCGGTGTTAGTAGCAGAAGTGTCAAATCCAATGTCTACATTAGTTGCACCAACTTGAGTTACAATACCAGCGATAGGTGCAGTTCCAGTTGTAAGCATCGCTCCGATGATCAAATCCGATACTGCTGAAGTGGTATTAACTATCTTATGTTCAGTAATGCTGGTTCCACCAGTGGTTCCATTCTTTACTATGAGCATAATCTTTCCGCCGATATAATCTGCTTTAGGATAAGAAAAAACTATTTCAGTTTCAGTGGCATTGGTGGCTACTTGTGTGTAGTCGCCAGAAGTAGCAGTACGATCCTGATAAACTGTGAATATTTTTGTTGTTGGATCTGCAAGATCATAAACACCTAAAGAATTAACTGATGTCTTAACTGAAAACGGAGCATGAAAATCTCCATTGCCATCAAACACAAAAGATCTATCACCAGCAACTGTATTCTGGGTAAAATCGATCATTACCATAGATTCGATATTGCCTGCACTCGGTGTTGATCTTGGATCAACTAGGAAGTTAATTTGACTAGCAAATTGATAATCCCCACCGTCATGAGCTTCGTATCTTAGACCACCCAATGTATCTCCAGCTTGTACAATAACAGGCGAAGACATAGTTCCTCTAGATACACTAACCTCAATATCACCTGTACGTGTTCCGTCTGTGGTTGCAAAACCTTGGATTAATCTTTGAGTAGAAAAAATCTGTAATGTGCTAGGTGTAGTACTAGTACCGATATCTACAGGACTGTCAATACCACTAAAGGTTCGTTTACCAATTATCGCACCTGTCTGCGTAATACTTAAACTAGAGTTTTCTAAAGATCCATACAGTGTAGCTGTATCGGCATCTAAAATTAAAGCACTGTCTCCAGGACCAAATACATTACCCTGGATTGAACCACGCAGGTCACCTTGTAAGAATCCGTTATCGGCATCTACGATCAATGTACTGTCTGGACCGTAGATATTAATTCTATAATTACTTCCTTCAACAACACCGTCTCCGCTGCCTGTACCAGTACCAATTGGCACTCCCGCCACAGTTGAACCAGCAGGTAGATTTATTGCACTACCTGAAGCTACTATTTGTGCAGCACCCAAATATAAAGCTGGGCCAGCTAGATACAATTCATTGAATCTAAATGTTGGATTACCTAGGTCGTAATCTCCGTCTGTTCCTGGTATTACATTAGTTTTTACGGTACCATTTAAATTGATACTACCGTCAATACCGTTTAATAATCTTGTGGAATCATCAGCAAAGAAAGAACCTTTAAATGCAGAAGCACCAATAGTTCCTTCGTAGTTTGTGAGGTCTGGTTCGACATTAGCATTGATTCTGTTGGTTACTGAATCATATGTAAATGAAATCCCGTTATGAACACCTTGTGTAAAAACTTCAGCAGCTAAGTCTTTGATAGTTCCTGAGCTGTAGTTAATTACTGGAACACCACCCTGTGTGGTACCATCACCAATAAATACGACCTTGGTATCAGTGACGTAGATTAGCTCGCCGGCCGCCGGTGTTATCTGTTGCCTTTCGGCGTTATTACCTCTGCGAATCTGTAAAGGCATGTTTTAAACTCCTGGACAAAAAATCCTATTTCAATGTATTTATGCCAGTAGTTCCAGAACGTAGAATCAAAAAAATAGGGCTCCGAAGAGCCCTATAAACTACGTAGATAATGTCACATTGTAGGTCCGTTGCCGTTCCTAAACCCTACTTCACCACCTTCTGCTTCAATGTTTTTGATAACATCTTCAAATAAGATAGGCGCAAAGTCTGGAGTTTGTTCTACGCATACGCAATGATATCTAGTATCGATTTCATCGCTGTATAATATAGCACCAGTCTTAGCATCAACTCCACGGGCTTTTTTTACACGACTAGCATGTAAATGTCCGTGAATGTTTGTTCCAAAACGGCCCAACGAAGCTTCATGTAACGGAATATGGCTTAATATCATTCCGTTCATAACGTGGTATGCACGTAACTCACGGAAGTATTGGCGATACTCAGTATCTGGAAAAATGTCATGGTTTCCACGGATCAATACTTTGTCACCGTTTAAGCGACCTAATGTTGCCAACGCTCGTCTGTTGATTACAACATCGCCTAAATGATAGACCTTGTCCGTGGGCTTAACACGCTCGTTCCAGGCTTTGACCATAGCTTCATCCATTTCTGCTGGATCAGTCCAGGGTCTTAATTTGGTACCATCTTCACGCAAAAATCGGCACACGCCTGCGTGGCCGAAGTGCGTATCACTGACTAAAAATACGCTAGGCATAGTGCTCTCCTTTATTTGTTATATTGTACTACAGGACGCTCAAAATGTCAAGCGAAATTTGGAGCGGGTAGTCGGATTCGAACCGGCTTCATTAGCTTGGAAGGCTAAGTCCTCTCCCAGGAGAATACCCGCATTGTTTTGGTTGCGGAGGTTGGATTCGAACCAACGATTCTTGGCTTATGAGACCAAGCGGATAGACCACTTCCATACACCGCGTCAAAATTTTAAGGAGTAGACTGAAGGGAAATTATAGGGCCCCTCGATCGGCAAATCGACTTGATAATGTTACTCTTGCCGGAGTGTTAAAATCTTGTCAATCTACTCTTTAAAAGTGTCTAGCTACGGTTCCCTGTTCCGCCCTAGACTGAGTGGTTACCCTGTCCGTTAGTATTTGCATCTTTGTCGTCAGTTCTACTTCTGCCGCCACGGTGTCTCAAGTCGCCCCTAAAGAGGGCCTTGGGGTCGTTACCGTTTGTACCCTGGCATTCTGGTGAAGCCAATTACCCCCTTTAATAACGAGGAAGGGACCCCGGGGTCTGTTACAGCAGTCCTTCTGATTGAAGAAGTGCTACTGTGTCGTCACTGAGTGGAATCTCAGTTTTGATGTTCAACTCGAGAACTTCGTCGTTGATTTTTTGTTTCTGTTTACGCAGATTCAAAATCTCTGATTTAGCCTGCTCAATTTGCTCTTTGCTAACCACTGTGGTGCTTACAGTATCACCATAACCATAGATGCGGCTGCGAGCTTCATCTTTGAGGTTTTTAATCTTCTCTAGTTTTCCAGAGATAACCTGTAGCTCAGTGTGTTCTTTGAGAGAAGCGATCTCTTCTAATTGAGAGATTCTTTTATCTAAGAACGCTGCCTTTGCTAGATTCAAATCAATGCCAGAGCTAGCGTTGGCAGTACCTACAAGACCTCGGATATTATACAAGGCCAACAACAGTCTCTGTCTACGGCTATCTGCTGCAAAGAGAGCATCGTTAGCTTTCTTCAATTCCACAGCAGGATCTTGGAATTCGTTAAGTTCTACCGATGTATTAATCTTAATACCACGGATCGCATCATTGATGCTATTTTGTACTGCGTTTGCTTTTCTTAATGTGATGTTCATCTTTTGCCTTTTACTGTTTTAAGATAGTCTTCCTTGGTATAAAGACCTTCTTCAATTTCTTTTAGTGCCGATACGATTGGTCCGTTTTCGTTACCAACCTTCGACAGTGATCCTCTTTTAATTTCTCTTGCCCTTTGACTAGCGACTAGAACTAGGTCGAATTGATTGCCTACCATGTTTGCTGCTTTTTGTGAAGTAATTCTAGCCATCTCGCATCCTTTATAATAACGGGTCCGTAAAGGGTCAAGTAATAGACCGGACAATTGACAGGCAGGGTTTCATAAATCCACCCTTTGACAACGTGCAATAGACAGGCTACAGAGGCCTGAATATTTCCGATCAGCAATTGACAGGTATATAGGAATCGGTTCACTCAAGCACGGAGACGTTTCAAGCGTCTTGCCAGATTAAGTTTGTCATCGCATGAAGCGATAACGGCGTCTATCCTCATCTACCCCTTACATCGCCGGTTGCAGTATTTCTACCGCAACAAAACAATTATATACTCTTTAATTCTTTTGTCAACTACTTAGGCTGTTCTTTTTACAAGATGATAACCAAACTGTGTTTGAACAGGTTCGCTCAATGAGCCAACTTCTAAACCAAAAGCAGCATCTTCAAATGGCTTAACCATCTGTCCGCGACCGAAGAAACCTAAATCCCCACCATTCTTACCGCTAGGGCATTTGCTGTGTTGGATCGCCAATTCATCAAATCCCACACCTGCGGAAAGTTGATTTTGTAGGATCTGTGCTTCTTGTAAACTCTGTACTAAAATATGACTTGCTCTGACCTGCATGTTATTTTCCTTTAATTATTTTCCGTTGGTTCCCTACGAACCTTTTCGCGCTTAGGTTGAATAGCGGCAGATAATTCTGCTTGTATCATACTGCGCTTCCATGCGGCACGATCGTGTACATCACGAAACTTTCCAAGAGCAAGACTGGCTTTGGTTGTTTTGCTCATTCTGTAGTTTGCTGTGGGTTTTAACATTTATTATCCTTTTACTCTAGATTCTAATTCTTTAATACGATTTCTAATTTTGCCCTTGTCTTTAGCACGACTGGTTTTTTCTAACATGTCTGTTAACTGTGCTAGGTTCAAAGGACCTAATCTTGCCTTACCGTTTTTTGTCAGCATCGGATTTGCTGTTTTAACTACTTTACCACCGGCACCTTTTGCCATGCTAGTAATCTCCTAAGTTGTCATTGGCGGTGAGCAAGAGATTCGAACTCTTGATACAGGTTTTGGCCCGTATGCTTTCTTAGCAGGAAAGTGCCTTCGACCAACTCGGCCAGCTCACCAAATTTTTGGTGCCCCAAGAGAGACTCGAACTCTCACGCCTTTCGGCACTGGCTTCTAAGACCAGCGTGTCTACCATTCCACCATCGGGGCATAATTCTATTTTACTTAGTTTTTTATACTGTGTCAACAGTATTTTGTGATTTACGGATAGATTCGAAAACAAAATCACGATAATTATTCATCAAAGTTGTGGCATCAGGACCTAGATAATCATCCATGAATGATTTAAATTTTATATCATCTTGCCATTGAAATCTAATTTCTCTGTACATATCTTGCTCTTGAAAACCTTCTGGCAGCATAGATTCCATAAATGATAATTTTGATGCGTAAACTATTGTATCGTTATCATAATCGAATAAGTGTCTATGATGTATGTAACCTAACCATTGTTTGTTTTCTATCCTAGATAATTCAGCATTAACGGTTGGCATAGTGATTATGCCTGCCTTAGAAACTTTTGATAAATTTCTTAATGCTGTTGTAGGATGGATTATATCTTCTAAAGTGTGTGTACAGATAGCATAATCAAATTTGCCATTCTGTTCAACATATTCTAGCAAATCTTTCCATTCCCAATCGTTGGAGATATTAAACTTAAAATCCTGAGGTCTGGAAGAATTTATATCGACGATAACATCTGCGATTTCACCAGTCCAGGAAAATGCACTTCCGCCGATGTCGATTACTCGATAATTCGGGTTGACACTTTTTTGGTTTAGAACAAATGACAATATCTGTTCTCGACTTTTTAACTGTGATCCGTAGGTTACATTTAGCATGAAGATATTTACTTTTTAATTTGGTACCTATGGTGAGATTTGAACTCACACTTTCTATCCCCTCAAGATAGTGCGTCTACCAATTGCGCCACATAGGCATTGGCCCGGCCGGTAGGACTCGAACCTACATTATAACACTTTAGAAGAGTGTTGCCTATCCTTTAGACTACGGCCGGAAATGGTACCCGGGGCCGGACTCGAACCGGCACGCCTATTCGGCGGGAGATTTTAAGTCTCCTGTGTCTACCATTCCACCACCCGGGCATATTTGGTGCCGCCTTGAGGGATCGAACCTCATTCCTCGGTGCTTCAAACCGGTGCTATGACCACATCAGCTAAAGCGGCATTTGGGGTGTTCTACGAGTATCGATCTCGTACTTCCAGTTTCACAGACTAGTGTGCAGGCCACTACACTAAGAACACCATAGTTGGCACCGCGATCACGAGTCGAACGTGAACTTAGACTTTCGCAAAGTCTCGTGATTTCCCTTTCACTATCGCGGTATCTTTTTCTAGTACATCTTTACGCATCTTAAACACGCGATGTTCATTAGGACGATGAACTATGAGATATTCTACTCCATCAATGACTTCGACCGTACGGACGTCGTCACAGATAAAACGCTCTCCATTCATACGATTTTTAAAAGTCATTGGTTTCATATTATTCTCCTGTTTGCTGCCTACGTTCGCGACGCTCTGCCGCAAGTGTAAAAACTTTTTCGTTGTCGTTATTCCAGTCTACAGACTTAGGTGGAACTACGATGCCCGAGGGTAGAGTCACACCGTTGATAGTGTGAGGCTCATTTTCATCGTAGGTCCATCCTAGGCACTTCATCATTTTATGCTTGACTAGCAAATTAGGTGAGCGAAAAGCTTCAGTATCACGAAAGCCCATCATTACACCAACTTCGCAGACAGCACCTGAACGACAGACACCTGCTACACAATGAACAACAACATTCATACGATTGTCAAATGCTCGCTGTAACAAGGCAACAAGTTGCTGTGCCTGTGCATCACTGATCTTCCAATCTTCGTCAATGCTGTGATCGTTCTTTTCAAGGTCAAGAAACTCAAACTGATGAATTTCCTTGAACTTGTAACTAGGTGTAGGAAACTCCATGGCGGGATCTACTATCTGGATCAACATCGAGTTGATTCCGGCATCAATATGATGCCCTTTACGTACATCGCTGAGCGATACGTTTTGGATCCACGGATTCATGATTATTCCTTACAAACGATATGTGACACGACCTTTGGTAAGATCGTAGGCACTGACTTCGACTTTGACTTTATCACCTAAGATAATTTTGATTTTATGCTGTTTGAGTTTACCGCCGGTATAGCAGGTAATTGTACTCGCCATGTTGTCTAGTTTTACTCTGTACATACTACCTGGTAAAACTTCGTCAACAGTTCCGGTAAGTTCAATTAAATCGTTTTTTGACATACTAAGGTTTTCTTCTTTTGTACCATGTATAAGGATCGCCGTTTGGCAATCTTCCATTCTCGATTCCTGCAGAACCAAAAGTTCCTACTAATACGATGCCGTCACCGTTAATAGTAACAGGTATTCCCAATCCAGTGGCTAATGTTATAGCCTCTGATAGATTCTTTACTTCTTCCACACAACCTCTACCCGCTGTGTCTTTATATTCAACTTTATACATACTGCTATTATATATCCATTATGTGTCTGTGTCAACATGGCCGGTCCGGAGAGATTCGAACTCCCGACAGCTGGTTTCGAAGACCAGAACTCTTCCGCTGAGCTACGGACCGAAATTGGTGCTCTAGCCAAGAATTGAACTTGAAATTCATTCTTACCAAGAATGTGTTATACCATTTAACTACAAGAGCATGGCAGAGGGTAAAGGAATCGAACCTTTAATAACGGAATCAAAATCCGTGGTTATACCATTTAACTAACCCCCAACAAAATGAATTTGTAAGTTGTG